ACAGACAACAGGCAGTTACTATCTGGTTAGAGAAGGGTAACGAAGCGCAAGTCGTTTCGGTGCAAAATGGACTAGTTGATGTCTATAACTTTATGGATGATAAGTGGACAACATCTGGAACTGGTAGACCACAGGGTAACATCACTGTGATGCAAGAATCGGGCGCGAGATGAAAAATCTAATTGCTCTCTTCTTGCTATTCTTTGCGATGCCAACATTCGCACAAGTTACAAACTACGGTTTTGAAAGTGGCAACTACACAGGTTGGACGGTGAGTAACGGTTCAACTGCCGCAAGAATTTCGTGGAGTGATAGTGGTTCGGGTGTTCAAGTAACAACTGGTATGACTAACTACTGTCCAGGTAACGGTAAGTGCTGGACTGTCACTCCATATGGTTCATACATGGTTTCGTTACAAGCAGGTGGCGGTTCTCCTAATTTTGATGGAGCGATGACAACTCTTGGATTACAAAGTTCAACGATTGCATCAATCAAGAGCACCATCTACTCAAATGGTAACATGAATCCTACGAATGCTACATCTATTAGTAGAACAGTATTTCTGCAAGCAGGTACAACATACAGTTATGCTTGGCAATATGTTTCTACTGATTATGTTCCATATAATGATGGATCTATGATCACTGTTACTGGTGGTCCAGGAACCCCAACGATTAATGGACAAACCCAAAACTTTGCGCTGCTTGGATTTACAAATGAAGGCACTGGTAACTATTCGGTTGGATCATACGGTGCTACTGGTTGGCAAGTCGCAGTCTTTACTGTTCCTACTGATGGAAACTATCTGTTAGGATTTGCCTCATTCAATCTAGGTGATACCGCATTGTCGCCAATTCTGTTTATCGATCAGATGCAAGGTACAACTTCACTCAACGGAACAACCTTTGCGCCAGTTCAACCTAATGCTGGTTCTTCTGCGCCACCGCCTCCTGCTCCTGAACCACCTGCTCCGACATTTCCGTTGGCATCAATTAGTGCTAATCAATCATTGAAGATTAATCAAACAAATGCGATTACACAAAACTCCATCTATATCAATGCAACGGGTTCTAACAATTCGGTTTACATCGAACAGTTCTCTAAGCAGAACCAAATCCGTGGTGTGAATGGTGCACAAGCAATGACTATCAATGGTAGCGGCAACAGCGTTACTATCAACCAAGGAACGACAACAACTCCAATCGGTAAGAACTTAGCAGAAGTTTCTGTTACTGGCAATAACAACGTAGTGTCATTGACGCAACAACAAGGCAGTAAATACGCCGAGATTATCACCAATGGTCTTGGCAATCAAATCTCAGCGCAACAAAAAGATGCTGGTGGAAAATCGTTGTTTATCAATGCTTTAGGAAACTCTAATAATATCAATACCTTACAACAAGGGACTGGTAACCATTTTCTGGACATAAGCGCACCCTTTGGTGGAGTTACTGCATCCGTTACTCAATTGGGCGCTTTTACAAAGCAATTTCAACTTTTACTAAATAGTCCTGGAATTGGTGTAACTGTCACACAAAATAATTTGACTGCCGCTGACTCTGCGAAAATGGAAATAACATGCACGACTGGACCATGTAATGGATACTCTTATACAAAAAACTAAGAAAGCTCTTCTTTCGCCTTGGTTGGCACTGATTACTTTTGCGTTATTGTTAGTAGTAAAATTATCAAACCCTTACTTGGTTGAATCCGCGAGATTGAAGTTTTATGATTATTTGATGCTCGGTTCGCCGACGCAATCTGAACAAATTGTAACTGTCAATATTGGGGAGAAAGCAATTGAGAAATATGGTCAGTGGCCGTTTCCACGTGAGGTCCATGCTCAAATTATTAGCGACATTTATGGTCGAGGGGCTGCTCTTGTTGGCAGCACTATACTTATGTCTGAGTCTGATCGGATGGGGACTGATCGAATTCTTGCGGATGCCCTAAGTCAGTATCCAGTAGTTCTGAGTCAGACGGTAAGCGATTCTTGTTCTCGGGCAAGTGCGACAATTCGGAGAACAGGCGTTGCCGTAATCGGCGATGGAGAAGCAACTGAATTTCTTCCTCAATACCCATGCGTTCTAAGTAATGTCTCAGTTCTTCAAGAAGCCGCAGTCGGTGTTGGGATAACGTCAACCCTACCCGAGACTGATGGGGTTGTAAGGCGAGTTCCTCTTCTATCCCAATCATCAGGCGAATACTATCCCGCATTTGCTCTAGAGATGCTGCGTGTAGCTGCAGGAGACTCTTCGTATCAAGCCAAGATAAATCAGACTGGGGTTGAAGCATTACGAATTCCTTCTTTTGAAACTATAAAAACTGATGAATATGGAAGAACGTTCATCAATCCCAATTACGTATTTCCATCTGTTGAATTAGGTTCTGATATTCCTCGTCTTGATGGGAAAATTGTAATTCTAGGCGTAACTGCTGCTGGAATTGCGAATCCTGTAGCGACTCCATCAGGTGCGCAACATCCCCACGTCCTTCAGGCGAGTATACTTGAAACTCTGATAAATGGAGACTCTGTGTCGATTCCTGTTTGGAGTCAACTTGCGGATCTTGCTGCTTTTCTGGGTCTTGCTCTGGCATTGATCATTCTCTCGCGTTTTAAATTCTCTATAATTTATATTGCTGTTATTCTCGGTGGATATTTCTATCTGCCTATTTATCTTTTCGCGAGCAAGGGTATTCTGCTCGATGTAACATTTAACGTATTTGCTATTGCTCTCATCTATATTCATATCTTTACTGCGAAGTATATTTCTGAATATCTACAGAAACAGCAAATTAAGAAGCAGTTCGGAACCTATCTGTCACCAGATCTCGTTGCTCAGTTGCAAAGACAACCAGAACTTCTGACACTTGGTGGTGACTCTAGAGAACTGTCAATCATGTTCACAGACGTTCGTGGTTTTACTACCATCTCGGAACACTACGGTGAAGACGTTCAAGGTCTCACGAAAATTATGAATCGTTACATGACAGTGATGACAAGAGCGATCCTTGAGAACAAGGGAACACTAGACAAGTATATCGGTGATGCTCAGATGGCATTCTGGAATGCGCCACTCGATAATAACAAGCATGCGTTAGATGCAGTAAGAACTGCCTTTCAGATGCTAAAAGATTTGGAGACTTTCAATGACGAAATTAAAGGAGAAGGTGTTCCCGCTTTTGGGATGGGTCTTGGTATTAACACTGCCACTGTGGTTGTTGGTAATATGGGCAGCACTCAGCGTTTTGACTATACTTGCTTGGGCGATGGCGTTAATTTGGCTGCTCGTCTGGAAGGTCAAACCAAGTCTTATGGCGTCAAACTCATCGTCGGACCACAAACTGCCAAATTGGTTGGGGATGTATACCAAGTAGTAGAACTTGACTTGATTGCTGTTAAGGGCAAGACAGAACCTGCTCGAATTTACACTGCTTTAGAAATCTTTGATCATCCTGGCGAGAAGCAACATGATAAGTTCTTGCAACTATATCGCGAAGGTCAGTGGGAAATTGCTAAAAAGTTTGCCAACGACTTAAAGAAGTGCTGGCAAGGAGAGTTAAACAATTACTATGACATGATGCTCGAGCGCATGGAGGGCGAACCTCCTGCTAATTTTGACGGGGTTTATAGAGCCCAGACCAAGTAAGCAGATTGCTCGGATCAGTAAATCGGAAGAATATTGGTTGTTCTTCCGTTACTTCTTGTTGTGTCATTTCGGTCTCGATTTTATCGAAATGTTGATCGAGTTCCTGATCATGAATTGATGTACTCATTTTATTGCCTTTCTGCGATATGCTACACGTGCTTCTAAAAACTCTTCAAATGATTTATGTAGAGGAAGACCATTTGCTTCCAACTCAGAATTGATTTCATCAAAATTCTGCTGTTCATACTGCCATCCGTTCCATGAAACGCCGAGCAGTTCTAGTAGTTCTTCTTCGCGCCGAGTAATATCTATAACCATCAAAACCTCCATAATATAATTTACTATACCCTAGTTCTTGGAAAAAGTCAAGCCCCTTTTTAATTTTATTTTTCTCTTGACAAATGTCTTAAAATAGGGTATAAGAGTATGTTGAGTTTGAAAAAAGGATTATGTTATGTCTATGCAACTTATGTCACATGCGTTCACTACCACTAGCACCAAGAAGCGCAAGACTTCTAATAAGGGTGTCGCTGCAAGGTATTCCCAGGATTGGGTAGAGTATAATAAGCAGATGAAACGTATCGGTTCTACGACCAAGACATTCGATGAGTATGTTGCCTATCGCCAAGGTAATTATAAACCTAAGTTGCGGGGCACACCTCTCCCTAAATATGAGGTCAGCGACCATCGTCAAAAGTATCCTTCTGGTGATGGTATCGGTGTAAACTATTCTCGTAAGGAACAGATCTACACAGGCACACTTATCAAGGGTATCAGTGTTCTCCATAAGAGCAATGCTGTGCCTGTTATCAATGATGAACAAATTTTAGAGATTGCGAAAATGCGCCGTGGTTAATTTTGATGTTGTTTTAAACTGGATGGAATACATCCGTAATAATCCAGATGATGCATACAGATTCTCCGAGAACTTCTGGCCAAGTCAGATCGAGAGTAAGAAGTGGTTACTCGAACATGTAACTCCCTTGGATAGATCTATCGTAATTTTTGGTGGATGGTATGGAGTTCTCGCGCAGTTTATTGCGCATAAGTTTCCTGATGCTCAAATTGTAACTACTGATGTAGACTATGGATGCAAAAAAGTATTTGATGCTATCGATGAATGTTATCATGATATCCTCTTTCGTCAGCATGACATGCAAAATGGTATGCCGCTTAATATACGTCCCGATCTAGTGATCAACACCAGCAGCGAACATGTAACGCAAGAAGTATATGATGCGTGGTGGGACTCTATTCCTAACACGACTAAATATATCGTCCAAGGAAATAATCTAGTTAATCCTGAGCATGTCCGCATTGCCGATAATCTAGAACAATTCTTAACAATCAACAATATTAAAAATCCACAATATGCAGGTATGTTGAAGTGCGGACATTTCTATAGATACATGGCAGTGGGTTATAGATGAATAGAGACTTTGTTTTAGTTTACGGTGAATGGAGAACAGGAACTAATCTTCTTTTGAGTATGTTTAGACAACGAGGATACTTGGACCTAAATGAATTCTATTCTCGGTTTGAACCTCGTCAAGCAGAAATTCTTAATGACAAACTTTATGACATTCTATGCCAAGAAGTTTTGAAAAAATGCACAATGAAGGTAATGCTTTCTCAAATCGGAGTTGTTGCCGATAAAAATACCGACTTCTTCACAAAACGGGTTTTGGTTTATAGGCGAGATATCTTTTCTTCAATTATTAGTAGAGTGGTTGCAGAAACTAGACTCAGTTGGTACCGTTCGACATATGCACCTGAACAACCAGAATTTAATAGTATCCTTACAGTATACAACTTTTTGCAGGTTGCTGAAGATGTAATATCTCATTATAAAACATTTATCTCTACTGGTAGGCATGAAATATCATTAGACTACGTGGTTAATTATGAAGATGATTTAGTGCCAGTTGCTAGTAATAATCCAACAGATTCTTTACCCACTGCTAACTATACAGTAAGAAATTTAGAACAATTAAAAACTTTGTTTGATGCTAAGTATTCCTACGATGTGTCCAATATAAATCAATTTTTCGACAATCTCAGAAAAGAAACCAACAAGGGTGACTTTGAACAATTTATTAACTAATCGGAACCACCATGTTCGAAAATAATAAAAGTATGTGCGCAATACCTTTTGTGAGTACAATGATTAACACAGATACTACTGTGCGGTATTGTTGTATGGTTAAAGGTCGCGCAAATATTGTTTCGAAAGAGTCGGGTGACGCATATACTTGTCGAGATAATTTCATTGAAGATGCTTGGAACTCAGAAAGTATTCGAGATATTCGAAGAAAAATGATTAATGCTGAATCTATTCCTGGGTGTGCAGTTTGTTATCAACAAGAAGACGACAGTAAGATGAGCAATCGTCAGCATAGTTTGCGCGAATGGTCACAACGTCTTGGCACAGAAGAACTAAAGCAGATTATTGAATCTGCAGGAGAAGCAGATGGGTTTGTTGAATCTGCTCCAGTTTATCTTGACCTGCGTCTAGGCAATTTGTGCAATTTAAAGTGTAGAATGTGCAACCCATGGAATAGTAGTCAGATTGTAAAAGAGCACACCGATCTAGTAAATCGTCGATCTGATTATGCTGATGTGTGGCAAAAGACCTTTGGTAAATTTCCAGAAAAGGTTATGGAGGATCAACCTTGGTTTGACCACAATATTCTTTGGGATCAAGTTATTTCATTGATTCCAACATTGAAAAAAGTTTACATGACAGGTGGTGAACCCACATTGATTAAAAATAATTTCAAGTTTATGGAAGAATGTATCCGCCAAGGTCGCCAAGATATAACTCTATTCTTTAATACGAATTGCACAAATATTAATCCAAAGTTCTTCGACCTAATTTCTCAATTTGATGCAGTTAATATTAATGCTAGTGTTGATGGTGTCGGCGTAGTAACTGAGTATATTAGAGCGCCAAGTAATTGGTTGCATGTTTCTAAAAATATTGAAAAATTTGCGCAAATGCCAAATGTGCATCTTGGCATTACTCCAACATTTCAAGTATATAATACATTTGATGTCGTAAATATTCTGACTTGGGTAGACGATTTGCGCGAGAAATATTCGAAGGATGTGTTTATTGATTTTTTAATCAACCATCATCCCGTGCATCTAAGTGCACTAATCTTACCTGACGATTTACGCAAAGAAGCAGTGGAACTCATTGAAGATTATAACGAGGCAAATCCAGTCCAGAATGAAATGACCAAAAATTCTCTTCAAGGCATCGTTGGGTTTTTAAAGAACCCTCGTCTCGAAAATTGGGAAATCATGGTTAGTAGATTTCGTATATATACTAATGCACTTGATGAAGAGCGCAAAGAAAGCATAACAGTTTTAGATCCTCGTTTGGCAAAATTATATGATTGATAATAAAAATTTCTGTATCCAACCGTGGATCCATCTTGCAAGTTGGAATGATGGTAAGGTTCCGCTTTGCTGTGTTGCTTCTCCCGAGGCAAATTTAAACTTCAATGACTCGACACCACAACAAATTTGGAATAGTGAGCAGTTTAAACGAGCAAGACTGAAGTTTATGAATGGTGAACAACCTCCCCAGTGCAGTTCTTGTTGGAAAGAAGAAGCAAGCGGAATTAAGAGTCACCGTGTTATCGAGAATGATATGTGGAAGCGCAAGATGGGCGCAGAAAAAATTAATCACATAATTTCTCTTACGAATCCAGATGGTAGCGTGGACTTTAATCCCATCACTCTCGATTTACGAATCGGTAACACTTGCAACCTGCAGTGTGTTATGTGTCGCCCTCGTGATAGCAGTAAGTGGTTGAATGACAGCAAAAAACTTGCAGAAACTCTTACAAGTCCTGGGGCAAAAGGTGATTGGGATTTTAAATCAAAAAGCATTACTAACACTGACTGTTTTGAGTGGTTTGAAAAACTAGAAACCCAAGAAGCACTAGATGAGTTTATGGGTGATATTCGTCATATTATTTTCGGCGGTGGAGAACCTTTGCTGATCAAAGGACACGAAAGATTTATAACAAAACTTGTAGAAAGCGGACACAGTAAGAATATTGAACTTCGCTATCACACAAACGGAACTCAACTGAGCGAGAAGTTTATTGACCTCTGGAGTCAATTCAAACTGGTTGAATTGATGGTAAGTCTTGATGATTGGGGTCAGAGAAATGAGTTTGTTCGTTGGCCAGCATCATGGGAAGTAATCTCAAAGAATCTAGATCGGTTGGACGAAACGGCAGATAATATCGTTGTTAATATTCTCGCCACTGTCCACGCGATGACCATATATAATCTACCTGATTTCGCGCAAGCAATTATAGATCGTAAATGGAAGAAAATCTGTAAACGCAATGAGGGACTATTTTCCGTAGGTACTACCCATTGGCCACAATATCTCAGCACAACAGTTTTACCACAAAATGTTAAAGACATCATCAACAAGCGGTGGGAAGAATATCCTGATCTGGTAAATCATCCGCGATGGATAAACCGAATCAAGTATCAGTTTGAGTACATGAACAGCAGAGATGATTCAGATAAGTTTCCAGATTTGATCAACTATATAGATACTCTTGAACTTATGCGACCAATTAAATTTTCAGAAGTATATGGTGATTACTACAAATTATTGAAAGGTATTTAATATGGCAACACTCTTGAGACTGGTTTTCCTAGATGATTGCGGTAAAGAACACGAATTACATTTTGCATTGTATGCCACGGATCTTGTTAATCGATGGGTTGAGATTACAAAGAAAAATCAACAAACTCCCGATTCTCGTATTAATGCTCGGTTCACTAATATCTCATACAATCAGATTTCTAAAGTTAGAACTAGACTGACCGATTGCCTCACCAGAATTAATTCTGTTTACGATGAACCGCTTCCCTTGTATACAGAAATCTCGGAACTTACTACACCTGAACTCAATTATTTACATGAAGAGTTTGAGCGGTATGGTGATAGATTTGAGGATTTGATGCGAACGACCGATTGGTGGTCGCAAGAGTTACATGAAGACTTTTTGGAACTGAACGAAATTATCCATCTTCATGAGGATTTGCTGTATGTTAAGAAGGGCGGGTTTCCGAACATGGCGCTTCTTTATGATTATTATCCGCAGGGATTGCATCTTCCTATCCTCGAGCGGGATAAACTCTGGTTAACACCAACATTACAATGGGGGGAAGTTTATCTTGGTTATAACACCCTTGGTAAAGATTGGTTTAAGGTTGTCGCCGACAAAGACTTAGAAGTGATCGAACGCGATCAAGTAAGACCACAGGAAAGATTCGCAGCAGAGACTTGGATTAATTTTGGTCCAGATAGTGATGGTTGGGAAATAAGACAACTGGAAAAATTCTATGACCAGTTACCAGAAAATCTACAAAAGAAAGTTCCTATTGACGACCTCAATAAACTGAATTATGGTAGATTTAAACTTGGAAAAATTATAATCGATGATTATTTTGTATCTCGCTACGGTGGAACAATTGCGGATTACAGCGTAAAAGCAGGAAGCGTAAAGCGACATTGGGACGAACATGCGTTTAGCACTTTCGTAGAACTGAAAGAAATTCAATTTTTATGACGGTTAAGAAATTAATAAAAATACAGCAAACAGAAAATGTAATGTCGCTCACGTGGGTGATTAACAACATATGTAATAATAGTTGTGCATATTGTCCACCCATTTTAAATAATGGTAAAAACCACCATTATGATTGGGATAAAGCAAAGGAGTTTGTGACAAGATTATTTGATCACTACCCGAAGGTACATTGTTCTATCAGTGGCGGCGAACCGACAATGAGTCCATTCTTTAAAGAATTGGTAGACATTTTCTATTCGAGTGGCAACACCGTTGGTATTACTACTAATGGTGTAAGGACTGTTCGATATTGGGAAGAAGTTGCACCAAAACTAAGTTACATTTGTTTTAGTTATCATCCCAGTCAAGAAGTCCCTAATTTTTTAGAAAAAGTAAAGGCATCTTCGAAACAAACTTTCTCTACTGTTAGGGTCATGATGGATTCTAGATATTGGGACAAAGCGTATGAAATGTATCAGCGTTGCTGCGAAATTCCTGAGATTGCAGTAGAAGCAGTAAGGATTCTTCCTGAAATAGCAGGTGCAACAAACATTGGAGAAACCTATACACCTGAGCAGGAAAGTATTCTAATGACAATTCCAAGAAAAGAAATGATTGTTAATCCGTTAGAGGTTAATCCTGGTCATAGACTTTCTTCTATACGATCTGATTTTTATTTCGACGATGGTTCAGTAGAATATGGGTCGACGCCGAACAAATATATTAATGAAGGTGATAATAAGTTTGCTGGATGGTATTGTGCAGCAGGATTAGAAAGTTTGTGTATCTCTTGGTCTGGAGACGTAAAGATTGCAAATTGTCTTCAAGGTGGAACTAAATTTCATATCAACGACCATGCGGATTACCAACTTCCAACGAAAGGGGTTATTTGCACTCAGAAACTTTGCTTTTGTGGAACAGATTTCATGCTAAGCAAAGAAAAGAGATGATTGTGGTTAACACAGAACTAATCGACTTTCTTACCCAAAACAAAAAGAAGCAATGGAATTACCCTGATACTATTCCGACTAATCTGTGGGAAACAGATTGGCCTTGGTCGCAAGTAAACGCATCAGGGACACACAACTACGATGAAATTATATCAGAGTTATCTGCTGTTAATGATCTTTTTGTGGAACATAGAGCAAAAGATAAGATTGGAAGTTATGGGCACGAGGGTTGGTATTCCCTGACTGTCCACGGTATTGATTATAACAAAACTGAAAATTATGATCGGTATGGATTTAACAGCGAAGAAGAAGCAAACTATAATTGGACTTCTGTTTGCGATAAGTTGCCATTGACAAAAAATCTAATAGATTCGCTACCATTTAAAGACTATGGTAGAGTTCGTATCATGAGGATGAGTCCTCGTGGATATATTATGCCACATACAGACGGTATCGGAAGAATCTTTGGACCGTTTAATTTTGCGATTAATAATCCAGAAGGTTGTGAGTTTGTGATCGAAGGGCATGGTGTTGTTCCGTTTAAACAAGGTTCTGGTTTTTTACTTGATATTGGTAAGAAACATGCTATCATAAACGATAGTGATGAGTATCGTTATCATATTATTATTCACGGTAAACTTACTGCAAACCCCTCCGAACTGTTACGAGCAGTATTATGAATATCGTACATGGTAAATTTGTCAACGATGTAGATTTGGCAATTTGTATTTTTCCGTCTGAGTCAATTAAAAATAAAGAACTCGCAGCAAGAATGGTTGAGTTTACTAAGTTTTATGCGCTCAGGTTTAACCAACTTGCGAGGCGCGAAAATACATTACCAATTTTAGAATGTGACAGTATCGATGATGGTATGTCAAAGTATCATGGAACATATAAGAATATCTTGTTTATGGCGGCAGGTGTTCGCATTTATGACATGTCTATCCTTTTTGATATCAGAGAAGAAATACTTTCGAGTCCCAACTACATGGCGTTCGGGCACATCTTAGAATGGAAAGAAGATTGGTATGAGTTACATCATCAGTTTGTGCTAGTTAATAGTGACAACTGGATTAAATGTAGTAAACCAAGTTATGGTGGTTGGGGGCAGAAAATTGAAGAACTGCCTGTCATAGAAAGAAGCGAAGAAAATTTCCATGATGATTATACACCGTTGTGGATTCGCTATACTGGTGAATATAAACTACAGAAGCACACCAAACAGGGGTGGAATTACTTTAATGCTTCTAGTCGGGGCAAGTTTCAAATTGGCAACTGGAATGATACAATACGATCCAAGCGGACATATTATTACCCAGAGGATAGAGGTGATGAACTATTACAATCACTTAAAGAATTACAAAATTGTGGAGTTACCAATCCGAACCAAGTTCGTCTAATTAATATTCTTCGAAACGTTTCTGATCAAATTTGGATTCTCAATAGCGAAAATATGAAGATTGAGTTTAATAATGAACAATATTCTTCTGCTGCGTTTCCCGCTGCAGGATTCAAGTTTTTAGAAATTTTGTATAAAGGTAAACTCGAGCAAGATGGCAAAATTGTGATATATGATTTCAATCCCAAAAGCATTCAGTGGATTGAAACTCTAATGCACAGCAATAAAATGCCGCTGGAATTGATGAAAGAGTATACCCATAAACAAACCTTTAAGTGTCTTGGCTGTGATGTTTTTACGAAATCGGGAGAATTTACTAAAGAGTTTCTGGGCAGTTATCAACGAACTGTTTCGTATTTCGGTGGAGAACAAAACTTTAACAAATTGATTGAAGAATTTAGAAAAAGTAACGTTGTTTTTGTTCAGTGTGATTTATTTAATTCCCCCGAAACCCTTTGCGCGCATTTATCGGAAAATGGGTTGCTTAATATCTCCAATATATTTTGCACAGATTTCAGCAATGGATATTATGGTCTAGAAGAAACAGAAACCAGATATAACAGTTTTATTAAATTGTTACCAGAAAATACTCGAGTCATAGGTTTTGGTGCAAAATGTGAGACATTGATTTGATTCAAAAACGAGGAGGGTGGGAAAATGTTCCGCAAAATAATTAAATGGTATAATGCATATAAACTACGAAGAAGAATCAATAAGTTGCGAAAAAGCGATCCATTTATCTATGACTGATAAACAATACGACCTTAACGATAATCCTTCTTTTTGTATGTTGGGGTTACTGCACACTTATATCTCTCCCGATGGTAATGTGATGCCATGTTGCGTTAGTGATTCGACAAAATCTCCTCTTGGAAATATCAATGAAATTTCATCCTGGAATGAAATTTGGAATGGCGAGAAATACAAAGAATTTCGTCGCATGATGATAGCAGGTGAAAAAAATCCATTATGCTCGTTTTGTTATGATACTGAAAAATTTTCGGATATCAGTTTACGAAAATGGAGAAATATACAATTCGCAGAAGATTATGATTACTACATGAGTCAACTGTTGCAGACAGGCGAGATGAAAACAAGCAAACTGAAGTATATCGATTTTAGATTTTCTAATCATTGCAATCAGGCATGTATTACTTGCGGGCATTCTCTTAGTTCTAGTTGGTATGATTTATTGCAAAAATTAAACATTCCAACCAATGCACCGAAATTTATTGAACCAACAGATGATAAAATTGCATATCAATTAATAGATGATAATTTGGATAGTATTACTAATATATATTTTGCAGGCGGCGAACCCATGCTTTCGAAGTATCATTGGTATACTTTGGATAAACTAATTGAGTTAGATAGAGCAAAAGAAATCGATCTTGAGTATTCAACGAATTGTAGCACTCTGAAGTATAAAGATAAAGACGTTCTTGAGTACTGGAAGATGTTTAAATCTGTTACGATTATGGCAAGCATTGATGATGTTGGCGAGAGATTCAATTACATCCGCTGGCCAGCAAAATGGGATAGTGTTTCACAAAATCTAAAGAGAATACATGATTGTTTTGAAGAGAAGAACAATGGAAAAGATCCATCACATAAACTTTGTTTTGCTCCCGTATTAAGTGCATTTAATCTACATAGATTGCAAGAAATAGTTGACGAATTTATTTCTATTGGAATATACCAAGAAAGTAACAAATACCATCCCAAGTTTGAATATTTCCTGTTTAGTAATATTATACGGGCACCAATTCATTTAAACGTAAAGAGTATACCAGAACAACATTGGCAATATGTTGTAAGAAAATTAGATGATTTTGAGAACTGGTATTTAGAATCTGTTATACCAGAGGCAACAAACCCCTTTAAAAAACTTTTTATTGCGAACCAGATAAAAGCAATTAAAGAAATGCGTAAAATCGATCAAAAAGATATGGATTTCTTGCAGTCTGACGGTCCTGAATACTTGGAATGTCTCGAAGTCTACTCAAAACTTGATGCTGCGAGAAATACTGATTTCATGAAGACTTTCCCAGAACTTGAATGGTTATATAAGTGATTGAATGGGGAATCTCTGCTGGAGCACATGACGCTGCTCTGACTGTTGTCAGCGGCAGAGAAATCCTGTTCGCTTCAAGCGCAGAGCGTTATAGCGGGGTAAAGAATGATAAGTATCTGAATCTAGATCTTATCGACGCAGCATTAAAGTTTGGTGAACCAGAAAAAATCCACTGGTATGAGAAACCAAAACTACGAGCAATGCGTAGACTACTTTCAGGACAAGGACTAGTTCGTTTCAGCGTTCGGCGATATCTAGAGGATGAATTTGGACTCCAAGTTCCTGTTGAATTTGCATCCCACCATGAGTCGCATGCTGCTGCTGGTTATTATACTTCTAATTTCTACACTGCAACTGCATTGGTAATTGATGCCATCGGCGAATTCGATACAGCATCTATTTGGTTGTGCGCTGATCAAACTCTCAAGAAAAAGTGGAGTATGGATTATCCAAAATCACTCGGATTATTTTATTCCGCTATAACAGACAGAGTTGGATTGAAACCAAACGAAGATGAGTATATCCTGATGGGTATGGCAGCGTATGGTAATTCTAATAAGCACTACTGGGACATGCGCGAACTATATGAGCGAACTAATTTGCATCGTGGTTGCAAGTGGTGGTTAAAAAACGAAGATCCTGATCATTTTGACCTTGCTGCTTCTGCTCAGAAGATTTATGAAGAAGAATTCGATAAACTACTCCGTCGTGCCAAGGAGACAGACCCTCTACAAAATAACCTAGTGTTATCAGGGGGTTGCGCACTTAACTGCTCAGCGAATCATATCGCGTTGAAATACTTCAAGAATGTTTGGATCATTCCGAATCCAGGAGATGCTGGTAGTTCTCTTGGTGCTATTGCTGCAAACAACCGTAGAAAACTTAATTGGCAAGGTCCATATCTCGGCGAAAATATTGATGCTGAATATCCTGTAGAAAATCTATTGACTTCTTTGCTTAAAGAGGGTATAGTTGGAGTTGCTAGTGGAAAGGCGGAGTTTGGTCCGAGAGCATTTGGTAACCGAAGCCTTCTCGCCGATCCAACTAGACCAGATATTAAGGACAGAGTAAATGCAATCAAGCGCAGACAAAAGTTTAGACCATTCGCCCCAGTTATCCTTGAGCAACATGCAGCAGAGTATTTTGACATGCCAGTTGAAGTATCCCCTTACATGCAGTTTACTGCAAGATGTAAATTTCCTTCAGAGTTCCCTGCTATCATTCACGTTGATGGCACATCTCGCGTCCAAACTGTAAACGAACAGCAGCATCCAGGATTGTTTGAATTGTTGACAAGATGGTATGAAGAAACTGGTTGTCCCATGTTACTCAACACCAGTCTGAACATAAAAGGGTTTCCGATGGTAAATGATGAAAAAGATGCTGCAATGTTCCAAAACATCTATAAAGTGAAAGTATTTTAATAAATAGATCTATGGCAGAGATACTCAAATTTCCTGATAAGTTTTATGGGAAACGACTATACCGAATACCGTTGTATTCGGATATGGACATTGATATTGTCTTGTTTTGTGTTAATGCATTTGGTGAAACAGATAATCGTGTAATTATTGACGATTTAATTAAGATGGATCCAGTTGATGTCATAAAATGTATTGACTTTTCGCTTGAATCAGAGTATATTTCTAATACTACGAAAGCGCATATTCAATGCATTCGTAAGTCAATTGAGGAAGTCCCCTTTAAACTTGAGAACTAATATATTATGAATATCTTTTACCTTGACCGCGACGTCAAAACTTGTGCTACATATCACAATGATAAGCACGTTGTTAAAATGATTTTAGAGTATGCCCAATTACTATCAACCGCACATCGTATGCTTGATGGTGACGAATATATTGATGCCTCTTCGGGGCGGCGAATTAAACGTTGGCGTCTCAAAAATGAGAGTATGGAAAACATACTTTACAAGGCATCACACATTAACCATCCCAGTGCTATATGGGTTCGACAGTCTAATAATAATTACAATTGGTTGATGTGCTTGCTTCAGGATCTTTTACAGGAATATACGCATCGCTATGGTAAGATTCATGCGACTGATCGACTAGTATACTGGTTGCGAAAACCACCTGCTAATATTCCTGTTGGTTATTTTACACAACCAACTCCTGCCATGCCCGACGAGTACAAAGATCCTTGTTCAGTTGTTTCGTATCGCAACTATTATATCGGTGCAAAAAAAACTATGGCAAAGTGGAAAAAACGTCCTATTCCAGAGTGGTGGAGCGACACAGTTTAATAAATACTTACATGAGAACAAAAGAACCAATTCCCATTTCAGATACCGAACTCCCTCGGTAACAAACGGCGACTCCACCTATGTGGCGTCGCCTTTTTTGTATTCACTCTAGTAAGATTAAGGACTGTTCATGACGAGAAGAAAAAACAATCTCCAAGTTGTATCGAATTCTGAACCAAAGGTAACAATTGAAAAGAGTAAACTGTGCAAAGTTAAATATGAGGATCTACGAAATATTCAACCAAAAACACAGAATCAACGACTCTTCTTCGACCTTTACAATCAACAGTCCACTGCAATGCTACTACATGGTGTAGCAGGAACAGGTAAAACATTTATTTCCATGTATAAAGCACTTGAAGAAGTTCTGGACCCAACAACAGATTATGAACGTCTTGTTGTTGTGCGTTCAGCAGTACCATCAAGAGATATCGGACACCTTCCAGGTGACGAGAAGGAAAAAACAGAGGTCTATACTTTACCATATGTTGAGATCTGTGATGACTTGTTAAATCACATCCAACCCTTCCAGCGCATGCAGGAACAAAAGACCGTTCATTTCCTAATCACCTCGTTCGTGCGTGGTATCACACTTGATAATTCAGTGATCATTGTTGACGAATGTCAGAACATGACTGACATGGAACTCAACTCTATAATGACACGTATCGGTAAAAACTCCAAGATTATCTTCTGTGGGGACTTCCGCCAGACTGACCTAAATAAAAAGAACGACATGTCAGGATTGCAAAAGTTTATCGCGATTGCTGAGATGATGCCATCATTTAAGACGGTTGAATTTTCCGTGAATGATATTGTCAGGTCGAAACTTGTCAAGGAATATATCCTTGCTCGTTTAGAATACGAAGAAAAACATAATTAGGGCTTGACTTTTCTGAAAAATTATAGTATAATGGATTTATGATGTTTGAAACGATATATGAATATGAAGATTTTGCCCAATCAACTACGAGCGAAGATGGTGGTAGAGTTTATGTAAATGCCAGTGGCGTTGCATATCCCTCTGCCACCACCGTTCTTTCTGTTCTCTCTCGCGACTCTATCGCTGCTTGGCGAAAGCGTGTTGGCGAAGAAGAAGCAAATAAAATCTCAAGCAAAGCATCGACTCGTGGAACTAAGATTCACACGCTAACTGAGACGTTTCTCAAGAACGAAAACGTCAGTGACAAGATTGATGAAGTCAAGGCATCTCTGCTTGATGTTGAAATGTTCAATAAGTTTAAACCTATCCTAGAACCAATCAGCAACATCCATTGTCAGGAACTTGCACTTTACAGTGATCATCTGCGTATGGCAGGTCGTGTTGACTGTATTGCTGAGTATAATGGTAAACGTGCTGTTATCGATTTTAAGACTTCCAACAAGTCTAAGTCAAAATCATATATCGAGAGTTACTTCATGCAGACAGCAGCATATGCTATCATGTATGAAGAACGTACTGGTATTCCTGTTCCATGGTTGGTAATTCTAATCGCAGTTGAAGATGATGTTCCTCAGGTATTCATCGAAAAGCGTGATGACTGGGTGAAGAAACTTCTTCGCACTCGCGACTTTTATGAAAATGGGTATTATACCAGTGAGTGAACTGTCCGAACAACGGATGGAAATTTGTAGGCAGTGTGAATTTTTTAAAGCAAAACTGTGTATGAAATGTGGTTGTCTCATGCCAGCAAAAACTAAACTTAATCGCGCATCCTGTCCCATTGGTAAGTGGGGTTCAGTAGGAAAAAAACTTCCTTGGGAAGCATAAAACACTTGACTTCCTACGTTAAGTATAGTATAAATAGATTATCAGTTGTTGACAGTTGACAATAAAAGCGGAAAGACGAGGGTTCGACTCCCTCCACCTCCACCAAGAGTAAATTTATGGTAATATGCAGTTGTCGTGATATACGAGACTCTCAATATACTAACCGAGAAGAATTGAGAGTGCGTATAATGGAAGATGATTTTTGCTGCGGCACGTGCCAAGACGAGTTTCTTGTTGATGGGGGTGACCTTGGAATTCGATTTTCGTGTAATAGGAATACCGAGACTGATTGACTGGCAAAGCGCCACAAACTGTAAATGCAAACGATAACGTTGCCTTTGCTCTAGCTGCATAAGCTAGCATTGGGTTTTTGATAGTTTTTCCTCGAAACAGAATAAAACTATCAACCGTTCGATTAAACGGTTGAACCGAGTCTCGCTGCGGTTTCATACTTATAAATATTTGCATAACCTACTATGCCTCTACTTGAAAAAGCACGCCTAGTAGGTTTTTTTATCTTCGGATAAGCAGTGTGGGGAGTCACTGGTTAATACCCTCTCAAGTTTAACAAGTACTAGGAAATAAGATGACTTCCTTTAACAAGAAGTTTTTCAAGTTTCTTTCGATTTTTACAGTATTAGTATATAGTTTATATGGAATCAATTCATATGCTGAAGATGCTATCGAGAGAGATACGAGGGAATATTCCCTCGGCTTTGTAGAAGTAATCCAAGAGATTAAAGATGATGCGGCAGAAGAAAAAAAGAAAACCGCATTAAGAAAAATTGAAACCCAAAACATACATTTAGCAAATAATCGCGAATTGAAATGTCTAGCAGACAATATTTACTACGAGGCAGGAAACCAGTCAACTCAAGGAAAGTTGGCGGTTGCTGCAGTAACTATCAATCGCGTAAAAAGTCCCAAGTTCCCGAAGTCTGTATGCGCAGTCGTGTATCAGAGAACTAAGCGTGTTTGCCAGTTCTCATGGGTATGCGAAGGTAACAAGAGCATACGCAGTGCCCAGCAATATTCAGAATCAAAAAAAGTTGCTGAAAAAGTATTGCTTTCTGGGGCAAATCAGGGTATACTTGGACGTAACGTGCTATTCTACCATGCGGATTATGTAAATCCAAGATGGAATCTGAAGCGTGTTGCAAAAATCGGTGATCACATTTTTTATGCAGGATAATAATTTTGAACATGGTAATGGATGGTTCTGAAGTAACCAATGAATTTTTAATTACGAAAGAGTATAATACAGCAATAGAGTTCTCTCAATTCGTGGAGAAACAATCATTCGAGAATGGTATTCCTTGTTTGGATATTCTTCTTGATTATTGTATCAAAAAAGATATTGAGATGGAATCTGTTGCTGTATTACTCACCACTTCTCTGAAAGAAAAGATTCGAGCAGAAGCAGAAGAACTAAATATGCTAAAGCGAAAATCTGGCGGGAAATTACCACTTTAATGGAAGCATATGAAGTTTATCGCCTCTACATGGCACTTAAACTACATTTCACTACTGAGTCTTATGACATCACCAAAACCAAGGGTGCTGTCAAGTCATCAGAATCTGCCTTCTTAAAACGGAGAGATGTTTTCCTATTCAGGAAACTGGCGAAGAAGTTCGTCGCTCGTCAAGAAATTATCAACTACTTTGTTGCAAACTTTGCAGAAGGTGATAAGAACGGCGGCATCTTTAGTGCAGATTCTGATGACATCTATGAAAAGTGGAAAGGTAGACAAGATAGATTGTCTTACATGTTCGCAGATGATATTAGTCGTTTGTTATTAGAAGCAGAGAAGTCAGAACAAGATCCTTTTGTATCTGTTAGCAATCAACATCCAATATTAATTAAGATGTTACTTGGGAAAAAAATTTCACTAGAAACAGTTATTATACTTGACAAACTACTAGATTTCAGGTATAATGTAACTACTGAATTGTTAAATGATTTTATCTGGACTGATTTAAATCTTTTGATAATTAAGTATCGTCCGTTCGTTCGTATAGATCGGGCGAAATTCTCTCAACTATGGATCAAGGAGAAAGGTCAAGTGGTCTGTTAAATGAGCAATTCAAGAAGTAAAGACTACTATGGGTCAGAACCCAAAGTAAAAGAAGTTCGAAAAGGTTTAGACAAATCGAACAAACACCGCAAGAGTTTGTATAAATACTCTAGTAGGAATGATACCGATGAGTATGATGACTACGAAGAATACAATACACAACGCTAAACAAACATACAACGCAAATATAAGGACAATACATATGTCAATTAATTCACTATCAGAACTCCGCAAGAATCGCGGAAACTTCGACTCACTCATGAAAGCAGTTGAGTCAATCGCAAACCCATCAAATGAAAAGCGTGGCGACGACGATCGCTTCTGGAAACCAACTGTCGATAAGGCAGGTAATGGTCAAGCAGTTCTTCGCTTTCTTCCTGCACCTTCTGGTGAGGAACTTCCATGGGTTCGCATTTTTGATCATGGTTTCCAGGGACCAACTGGAAAGTGGTATATCGAGAACTCGTTGACCACAATCAACAAACCAGATCCAGTCGGCGAACTGAATTCCGAACTTTGGAACTCAGGTATCGAAGCGAATAAGGAAATCGCTCGTAAGCAAAAGCGTCGCCTTTCCTACATCTCCAACGTTCTTGTGGTTCGCGATCCTGCTAATCCTGCGAACGAAGGTAAGGTTTTCCTCTACAAGTATGGTAAGAAAATCTTTGACAAGATCAAGGATGTAATGCAACCAACCTTTGAGGATGAGAAACCAGTCAATCCTTTCGACTTGTGGGAAGGTGCTAACTTCAAGTTGCGCATTCGTCAGGTTGAAGGTTATCGCAACTACGATAAGTCTGAATTCGATGGTCCAACTCCTCTTGATGAAGATGAGGATAAGTTGGAGCAAGTCTGGAAGGGTGCGCATTCGCTTGCCACTTTCCTAGATCCTTCGAACTTTAAGTCATATGATGAACTGAAAGCAAAGATGAATACTGTTCTCACAGGTGGTGCTCGTATGGCAACTGCTGAGAAGGTTAATCCGCTTGATGCTGAGGATGAACTGTTTGTTGAAACCAAGATGCGTAATGCACCTGCTGCTAAGGCAACGGATGACTCGGCACCATGGAAAGAAGACAGTGACGATGACACGATGAGTTACTTCTCGAGTCTCGCTGATGACTAAAAACTTGGGGGAGCGTTTCGCTCCCCCATTTCATTATGCTACTGCTCTTCTTTCTTGGAAACGCAACCATGTAGGATCATTAGATCTCACGTTTCCTACACCTCCTGGGAAAGTTATTTGCGGAGGTGCTTGACCACCACCTCCACCTTGGTTGATTACAGTTGGTGGCGGGACATTAATTTGCATTTTATCTTTGGTCGCTGCAGTTCCTTGTTCAATTAAAGCACCGTCCATATTCTTACCAGTTTCAGTTTTTGATTTACTTGGAGACAGTTTGTCATATGCTGCTCCCGCAAGCATACCTACTGGACCAAGGGCAGCACCAGCAATCGCACCTTTATTTTTCGAGAAGAAACTACCAGTATCTTTTTTCGCTCCTGGTTCTACACTGCCGACTTTTGGTTTTTTCTGTGTTCCAGCATATTCACCTGCCGCCATTTTATCTTCAGTACTGTCAACCATACCAAATGTTAATCCGCTAAGAACGTTTCTTCCAGCGTTTTTAAATTTCTGACCAGTAGTTGCATTTGGATCAGCATTGAATCCTTTATATCCATCATATGCTGCCATACCTGCCGCAAGCGGAAGTGCGAGTTTTCCAGCAACTCGACCTGCAAATCCAAGTCCCTTTACTAATCCTGGTGATGCTTTACTCAGAATACTTCCTGCTTTAGAACCTAAACTGGACGCACCACCAGCAATCTTGCCCAAGAATCCTGTTGACTTGGTTGCTGCAGCAGCAGTGCCAGCAGTACCAGCAGCGGCACCTGCTCCAGCAGCACCAGCAGCGCCTGTAGCACCAGCAGCGCCTGCAGCACCTGCTCCAGCAGCGCCAGCAGCGCCAGCAGCACCTACAGCACCTGCTGTTCCTACACCAGCAGCACCTACAGCACCTGCTGTTCCTGCTGTTCCCAACCCAAGCATTCCGAGAGTTCTAGCACCGCCACTCAGAACAGCGCTACCCATTGTTCTAGCACCACTTACTAGTCCTCGAGCAAGTCCTCCTACTCTACCTCTGATACCACGACTGGCCATACGTGCGCGAGCACGCAATCTACCCTTTGATCTTTTTCTATCAGGTAAATCGATGTCCATATCACCGCCACCGTCGTCGCCGCCTCCGGAACCGCTTCCACCGCCGCTTTGACTTTCAGATGACATCTTCTTCATCAGTTCTAGTATTTCTTTTAATACATCGACTGTCTCAGTTGTCTTTTCTTGGATAATATTGGAATTTTCTTGTATTAAAACATTAGAATCAGCAGTTTTTTGTAGTGCTTCAATTGTTGCATCTTTAGAAATACCTGCAGAATCTTCTTGTTGTTCGCTTGATGCTGCTAAGGTTTTATTGATTTCATCTTTGCTGACTGGTTTACCTTCTTTTCTGTATGATATATCTTTTTCGGAAGCTGGAGCAATCCCTTGTTCTTCTAGAGATTTAATTTGATCTTCCGTCAAATCAGTCAATTTATCAATAGGTTTAAACTTCTGTTTTTCCTTGGGTTGAGCTTTCTGCTTTTCGTCTTTAAAGAATTCCTGAATTGCCTTCTTAAATGAGTCATTCGCAGATGTAGATTGTTTCTCGTTCGCCTCAGAATCTATTCTGTTCATCAAGCGTTCGCGTTTCTGTTCATCTGAAGTGAACACACTATCGGCGAAACTCCCTTCTGCTGCTTCTCTTCCTACAGCAATATTAAATCCACGTTTAAGAGTTCCACCGATACTAGAACCAAATCCTTTGGCGAGTTTCCCTATACCTTGTCTATTTTTTTCTATAGGTTCTTCTTCGGTGTTCATACCAACTGATCGACCAAGACGATTTAAAAATGTGTCTTTTTCACCAGTTAAAGTATACCCAGATGCCTTTACTACTTCCTCACGAGATTTTTCTTCCATGTCTTTGCCGAGTTTTTGCAAGATTGGATTATCAGAGTTTTGTAGATCCTTTGAGATACCAACAATCTTACCGATTGCCTTCTCAAACTCTTTCATGTTTTTAGTTTGTAACTTGGTGATCTCATCGATCATTGTTTTGATCAATTCTTTTTGATCATCATTTGTATCTTCGCGCATTTCTATTGCTGAAGACTCAAAGGTCTTCATGAAAGTCGAGATCATAGATTGTGTAGCAGTAGGATTTGCCTCTGCCATCGAACCTGGATTTACTGCAGCAGCAATCTTAGAAAGTTGACTTTCTTTACCACTACCTTTTTGTTGTGCAGTTCCAGACTGAGTAATGGTACGTCCTTGTCCGACTCCTGGACCAGCAGTTCCTTTATCATCTATTGGTCCAGTTTTTTCGTCTAATTCGTTCATTAGTCCTGATTCTCTGCTTTCTTTTTAAGATGCGCCATTAGCATCCCTATGTAAACTTCCCTCTCCCAAGGCATCATATTTTCTAATTCAGTCAAACTATATTTATGTTCATGCATTAAAATAAAGTTGATTTTGTAGAAATTCATCAAGTTATCATGAGAAAGGGTTATCCGAAAAAATTTTCGACACCATCCACAACTACAGTGTTTTCTGTTTCACATTTTGAACACGTATAATCAATATTATGAAAGATCTTTGGTGCAGTAACGAAGAATTCTACAATTTTCTCAAACTGTTCGTTTGTCAATCCCTCGATGAACTCAACTATTTCTTCAGTAGTTTGATCTTTTGCATCATGGATTTCATCTTGCGTGAAGACTTTGTCAATACATGACACAACTAAATCGAAAATCGGTAAGTCATCATCGACCAACGCTTCTGCGGTAGGATACTTCATGATAACACCAATGTCAGTAGTGATCATAATTTTATTCTTGTGCTCAGGAGATATTTGTAATTCAATATTGTCTAAGTCTAAGATTGTTGGAGTTTTGTGTCCACATTCACCACAAATTAAATTAAACTCGGATTCTTTGCCAATAGACTGTGAGCGCAATTTAATAAAGATGTTCTGTATGTCAAAGAATGGTAGTTTCTCTGAGTCAATCTTACCATCAGAGCAAGAATTAATGACTTGCTGCATTGCGCGAATCATATCTGCTCGTTGATTTGATTCTGCTGCCAGAATTAAAATCTTTTCCTCTTTTACGAGGAATGGTCTCATTGATACCTTTTGTTTTGTTGAATATACTTCAACGTCAAATGTCGGTACTGATATTGTAGGTAGCGCCATAATTTACTCCAATTATTTAAGTGTCTTCAAATTGTGGGATGTCATTTTCAACATCATTTATTAACTGATCAGCGTTAGCGTCGATATTATCATCGCCGATGATATCATCGTTGATGTAGTCAGATTCTGATTCTGAATCTGCGTTACCATCTACGCCAATGGATATCCATTTTGTATATGCAAACGTTACTGGCATTCGCAAAACTTCAGAATTGGTTGCAGAAATAGAAATAGGTGCCATCGAACGAGGAAATGCCTCTTGTATTCTCCATTCAGCAATGACTTCATCTTTATTATTTAATGAGACAAGTTCTATTTCTGAAAGATAATCATAAGGATAACTAACATATCTGGTGACAGGATTAATGATTGATGTCATCCAATCTTCAAAAAATCGTTTTGCTGCCCATGTTGTGTCAACTAGAAAGGTGAATGTTATGGCATCACCGCCAAAATCAATTACGTTTGCACGTTGCTCGTTTAAATTGTTTATTCTGAACGGTCTTGTTCCAACAAGAATTCCTGGGAACAATCCATCTTCAACCATTAATGAGATTTCTTTTGTATCACCACCTACGCCAAGAACTCCAGGAGTCGAAAACCTTACTTCGAATCTACTAGATCTTGCGAAGTCAGTCTCACGAACACGTGCGACAAAATCGGTAATATTATGACCTGCTGTTGCCATTAGAATTTGCTCCTAGAATCTCTGAATACCTGTTCCTTTGTGGCACCCACAAAGTTCTCGATCGGTAAGAATATTGCTGCTTGCCAATCTGCAGGATTAACCTTTAAGAACTGCGAATTGACATGACCAGATAGGTAATGTTTGATGCAAGGTTTAACCTCATTAGCATTCTTCAGGTTGTTCAACAGATTATATGACATGCGCATCTTGGTTGTTTCAGAATATGTCTTGGTTGTCTTGTAATCTAACAACTCACCAAGAACTTGTGCTCGTAGCAGGTAAGGTAAGTAATGTAAATTGATTCCATAGAACCCACCCTTTGCTGGACCGAATGGTAGCACTAATGGGAAGGTATCATAGAAAGGAAGTTCTTCCTTCAACTTTGGATCATAGAAATACATATACATCGAACCAATCTCGATATTGGTTTTTATTTCACCAATATCTGATTTCATTACGCTGTTCTGAGACAACCTCGCGCCCACGAGATTCTTCACATTTCGCATGTACCAATCCATGGACTTTTGTCCATCACCTGCTTGGGCGCGAAGTCTCTGAAACGGATTTGCCAATTACCTACCTTGTCCTCTGTATGCTTTATAGTTCGCACGTTTGCGTTTATTCATGGTCGAAAACTTTATCGAAGAAGCACTACCACCAATTGATGTCTTGCCCTTTTTCTGATTGGTAAAGGAAATCTTGTTATTTCCGCTACTTGCTTTTGCCATAGATATTCTCCTTCTTATTTATTACGGATTCCTAACTCGTTTTCGGTTAAGATGATAAATTTCCATCCTCTATCTTCACAAAACTCAGTAGCAAATTTCCACTTTGCTTGGTTTACACCCCATTGCATAACTTCCTGTAGAAACTTCTTTGTTTTTCTAGCAGGCACTTTGGGTTCTTTAGTAAACTTCTGCGGTTTTACCTCAACCAGATACTTCTTTGTAACACCACTTTTTTCTTGAACCTTGATATAAAAATCCACGAAATATCTATGTACTCGATTATCTAAAGGAGAGATATATGGTATGGGTAACTCTTCAGATCCCCATTCCAATATGTTGTCGTTATTATCACACCACTTCATGAACTTTAGTTCCCAACTGGAGCGGTAAACAATATTGTTTGGATTCCCAATGTATTTCTTTGGATCCTGTATTTTATACAGTCCTTTCAAAGATTCCTTACCATAACTCATATAAATATTCCAAACTCTATACTTAATAGGATATTTATTCTAGATGGCATTAACTCCTGCACCTGCCGCACCTACGCAAACTCCTGCCCCAGGAGCAACTGCACCTGCTGCACCCACAAAGGCACCTGAACCCAAAAAAGAAAGTAGGTTCAGCAGAGGAACTGCGCCTGTTAATTTTTTAGAAACACCGCTGGATAAAGACGGGCAACGACGTTATCCAATGGATGTCGGAAACTCTGCAGAGTATCCGCATTATGTTGTTTTCTATCCTCTCGTGCGCGAAGGAACGAAACGAGGCAAGGAATTATTGTCAAATGGTGGTGGTAGAATTTTTGATCAGACAGATCAGAACAGAGTCGATCCAGAAAATGGTGGAATAGCATCAGCAGCAGCAGGTGCGATAATTGGTGCTCCAATAGGCGCTGCTGTTGGTGCAGGTAATGCTGCTTCCCTTGGTGACTCGCTCCTCAAGAACGGCGGTACTGCTGTAAACAAAAATCCTAACGCCACAGGTGGTCCAGTATCAATTGGTGTAAAAATGGCAGCAGGTCTTGTGGGCGGAATTTTAGGGGCAGGGGCGGGTGCTGCGGCAGGTCTTGCTGCTAGTGCGATTGCAGGGGAACAACGTCTAGTAATCGGTAGCGATGAGATAGTTCTATATATTCCAGATAAACTGTCGACGGGATATAATGCCAACTATGAAACCGCAGATCTTGGTGCACTCATTGGTGGTCTCGCATCAGGTAAATCATCAGTGGGTGGTTTATTTACTGAGGGTTCGGAAACTGCTGACTATCTCATAAGAAAGGCAGGTCGTGTCGCCAATATCGCTGGTTTCGATCAGTTTACTAATGTACTACAGGCAACTTCCAAGAAAGTAGAAAACCCATACAAAGAACAATTATTTAGATCTATGGGATTCAGAAAGTTCTCGTTCGACTACAGATTTGCGCCAAGAACTCCTGCTGAAGCAGAGATGGTTTTCGGACGCCCAACTGGAACGAATGGTGAACCACATTCTGGTATACTTGAGTTGTTCACTTCACACATGCATCCAACAATGAGTCCTAATGGTTTGTTTCAAACATATCCATCAGAGTTTATGATAATCTATTATCATAATGGTGCTGAGAATACTTATGTAAGAAAAATATCGAACTGTGTGTTGACAGATATGACTATTGATTATGGCGCAGAAGGTTTTACCACATTCGAAAACGGATGTCCAACTGAAGCATTTATTAGATTACAATTCTCTGAGTTGGAAACTTTGACTACAGATAGAATTGAGAAGGGATACTAATATGCTGTTTTCCATGTTCCCGCGATTGTTAGTCAATACGATTACGCCCAATACCGCGACACTTGTAACTGACATATTTCGCAGAATCTCGCTGAATAAATTTAAGAGTAATGTTGTTCTATTGCAGACAATCACTGTTCCAGATGGTTATACAATCGAGCAAGTTTCCGATAAGTTTTATGGTAACCCAGACTATCATTGGGTGATCATGACGATAAATGAAATCGTTGATGCGCGAAGAGAATGGCCAATGGGTAATTCGGATTTACTTGCATATTGCAAAAAGAAATATGGCGAGACAGGAATTTATTTACCCCATCATTATAGAACATCTGATGCATTTAAAATAATCGTGGATTATGATGCAACTGATATTGCGAACGGTGATGTAGTTGTTGTTTCCAATTACGAATATGAAGAAGAACTAAATAATAGTAAACGAGAAATAAAGATGTTGGAACCAAAATATTTGGCGGAATTTGTGTCTTTATACTCGAATTTGATTAGTAGGTAATTAATAATGGCAGAACCCGCAACAGGGCAAGAAAAATCTAAACCTTCGCCAGCAATCAGTGACTCGATGACAAAACCAGGAGATGTAATTATTTCATCTCTGACTCTAAATGTTGTATCAACAGAAGAACCTCTGGATCTTAAACCATTCATGATGGAAATAAATCTGTATGAAGATATTTTTTCTCCTTCTTTACATGGTTCAGTAATCATTCGCGATTCGTTAAATCTTATCGGTAGATTGCCAATCATTGGTGATGAAGTTCTGACTATGGATATTCAAACACCATGGAAAGAGTTGGGTGGTTATACCAAAAGTGATCTAGGAACATTCGATCCTATCAACAAAATCCAAAAGTCATTTTCAGTTTATGCAGTTAAGAATCGTAAACTAAACAATGACAGAGAGCAATATTATGAGTTGTTATTTTGCTCTATAGAAGCATCTTCTGATAATGTTGTAAAAATATGTAAAAAATTCGAAGGTCCAACTGACGAAATTGTTGCTGAAATTTTCAAAGAAAATATAAAAGCAGAACGGTTTTTTAATCGTAAAAGTCAAGTTAGCACAGGATCAGACAATCCTGCAGCGCCTGAAACGGGCAGCGAATCATCATATGATATCACGGATGAAACGGCATATACCGAACTGTATATTGCCGACTCTCCGCACCAATCAGAAATAACGTTCGTGTCGCCGATGTGGTCGCCGTTTCAGTGTATAAATTGGTTGGCGAAACGATCTATTGGAAACTTGAATAAATCTCCAACTTTTATGTTTTATGAAACAACCAAAGCATTCTATTTTGCGTCAATCGAGGGTCTTGTTAAAAATCAGTTAGAAAACGGAGACATATATTCAGCCTTCGTTTATAATACTAATTTATCTGATTTGCAAACGGTTTCTTCTTTGGTCAAGGGATTTCAAACTATTGAAGCGCTGCAATTTATTACTAACTTGGATGTCATTAAGAGTCAAGATTTAGGTCACTTTGCCAGCACTGTTCACTCATTCAACATGGTGAAGAAAGAATATACGGCATACTATTATGATCATGGGTTCAACTATAAACAATATAATCACATGGAAGATGGAAAATTAGATCCATCTTCAGGAGCATATACATTCCCTGACATTGATATAAATGACCCTACCAAAACCGACAAACAATACAAAATGATTTTTCCGATTAATGTGATGCGGTCATCTGACACTAAACCGTTTGTTTCCACTGTAAATCCTGGTGTGCTGGATTCAACTGAAGATTCTATCGACTTACATCCTGAGGAATTTGTGTCGCAGAGAAATAGTTCGTTGATGGACTTAACCACATTAAGATTACAAATAACAGTTCCTGGAAGAACGGATGCTGAAGTTGGTAGAATGATCAAACTATATTATCCGTCCGTCGGGGAGAAAACTAAAGAGGATTCTGAAGCATTGATATGGGACAAATTTGTAACAGGTATCTACATGATAACTGCGATACACCATCAAATATCTCCGTTGCGCCATACTATGTTTTTGGAAATTTCCAAAGATTCTTATGCGCAAGAAATTTATGAAGTTGAAGAACTTGGTGGGTCGGATGATACTAGTACTCCAGCTTCTGATTCTGCACCAACCACAACAGATCCTGCTACACCAGCAGCATCGTCGACGAAACCAGTTGGTAAAGGTTCGTTTATCGGCGATAGTATTGCACAGGGTCTAGGAACTTCCGCCAAGGATGCAACAACAAATGCTACGGTTGGATGGAATACTGACAAAATTAAACAAAACTATGTTGCTAAAGGTGGTTCTGATTATACAGTCATATCAATGGGATCTAATGATAAAGGATTCCCGAATATTAAGACTGCCGAAAATGCAACTGCAGTAAGAGAATCTATTAAAGCACAATCTAAGAAAGTTATCTGGATTCTTCCATATGATAGTGCGATTGCACAAAAGATTCAAGGTGTTGCATCTAAATATGGTGACAAAACGATCAAACTGTCGGAATTCCCTTCAAATGACGGATTACATCCAAAAAGTTATGCGAAGGTTCTCGAACGTGTCAATAGTGAGATAGGAAGTTAAAACATGGCAATGGACAATATTACATCTAATAATAATGCAAACTTCTACTGGTGGTTTGGAGTGGTCGAGGATAGAAACGATCCGCTGCGACTAGGCAGGTGTCGAGTAAGAATTATTGGGTATCATACCGAAGATAACGAAGTACTTCCATCAGAAGATCTTCCATGGGCAATTCCTGTGATGCCTGCAAACTCAGCGGGAAGTTCTGGTGTTGGTTGGTCACCGACAGGCGCAGTAGAAGGTTCTTGGGTTGTTGGGTTTTTTGCTGACGGTGAAAACGGACAACACCCTATGTTCTTTGGTACAGTCGGGTCAATTCCTGGAGGACTGGCATCTGCAGATTGTGCGCCATCCGAGGGATCTGGATCTTCTGGTGATTCTGCAACAGGTAGCGGGGATTCTGGTTCTGGTGACGATCTCGGTGATGTGGTACAACCAAGTGGTAATGCAAAAGATCTGGAAGAATATTTGGCATCTTGGTTAGATATTAATGGTAAAAAAATAAATGGATATACTCCGCTTGCCAAAGCTATGATAATGGCACAATGCAATCATGAGACTGGTGGATTCACGATAATGACAGAAGTGGGTGACGACAATTATATTAATAATGGCAGACGCAGAGACGGGTCAAAGGCTCATAGCGGTTATGATATTACAAGTATAGACCCAGACGGTAGACAAAGAGCAAGAAAAAATGGTAATACGAAACCAGGAGATGGAAAGAAATATCGCGGAAGAGGGTTTTTGCAACTTACTTGGAAAAATAATTATCGAAACGCTGCAAAATACATTAAAACCGCAACTGGTACTCAAAGAGATTTAGAAAATAATCCAGAGTTAGCAGCAACTAAAGAAGTCGCAGCAGAAATACTACTTTACTACTTCAACAAAGAACGATCTAAAATCGGCAAAAATAATAGATGGGGCGATGTCGAGTTCGTATCTACAGCAATTAATGGGAGCGATCCAGCAAACGGTCTTGCCGATAGAAAAAAGAAATTTGCCTTCTATAGAAATAAGTATAAGGTATAACTAATGAAAAAACCTGATCCATTTACACCGTATTTTACGACAGTTGATACAATCAACATGAGCGAAGAAGAAACTATCGGTTCTCTGACTCGCGATGATGTAGTTACGCTTTTGAAAGAAATTCAAAAAGCGATGACTTTACAATACTATAAGAAAGTTTATAATTTTGGACAAACTTCTCCTGGTCCTGGATACAATTTATTAGAAATAAAGGGTGGTCAACTAACAGAAACTGGTGATCAATGGAAATTTACTGTTGTTCATGCGGATGGTGAGTATGGTGTTTATAAACTTGGCGTAACGCAACTTATTGATGCTGGAATATTCGGTAGTGATTTGAATAAATGGATCAGCAATAATTTGCCAAACATTCCTGTTCCTTCGAAGGGTAACGAGGAATACGAAAGTTGGTATAGTCGATTCGTGAAGTACAACAGGTCTAAGCAAACAAGAATAATTGAAGCGCCTGTCAATGCTCGAAATAATGCATTATACTACATGTTAATTTATCCAATTAATGGTGGCGATCCCAGATTTAATGTTTCTGTGCACCCGCAGTTAGCAACGAAGAATTCAGATGGTGCTTTGACAGACCACGGCGACATGCATGGAGGATTCATAGAAAATCCATTTTTGCAAGATCTCGCTGCTTCAAATCTACTAAAATTTACATATCAATTATTGCTGACATCTCGTGCAATAAATGAATCGGTTGATAAGAAAACTCTTGCTGGCGCATTGGCATTATCACTGTGCTGGGATATTGATTCCACACAAAATTATTTACGAGGAAATATCAAGACAGATACAAGTGGTGTATCTGCGAAGTATTGGTTCGATGTGGGGTACAATGCTGTTGCGCTCCCCGCAGAAAAGGTTGCAACACCTGGACCAATTCCTGGTACTACCAGTATAGTCAAGGATGAAGAAGTAACACCTCCTCCCGCAGTTGAACCAGAAACACCTGCTGGACAAACTACTGTTGAAACTGTAAAAACATCTAATTCCCCAGTAGAGGCAAAAGAAGTTCCTAAGAAAATTGTTAAGACAATTAATAATGGAACGATCACATATGAATTAACTTCCAATGGAACTATTTCTGCTAAAGTCGTTACTTCCGTAAAGAAAACTGCTAGTGTCGTTGATTCTTCTGGTTTTACTACATCAGTAACAAATCCATTCAGATTTATTCAGAATGGTATTTTAACTACATTAGAACAACTTGGTGCAGAAACTTTTAAACTTTCTGTTGTAGATAAGGTTGAGAATGGAAGAGTTTTATTTGAAGGATCAGATGCAAATTCTGCAACTCTTGCTTCTAATGCAGCATCTAAACTCAATCAAATAAAAGCAGCAGAACGTGATTCTCTACATGGTAGAGGATCTGGCGGAACTTGGTTACTTGCTATTGAAACTGTAGTGGAATGGTTACCCAACACATATCCAAGTATTATCACAGCACTAACACAGTTAAAAACTAATGATGCTAATGCTAAAACTGATGATGTTGAAAGCAACAAAACAATTGCTTTCGACGATCCTGCTGATGTAGAAACTCTGATTAAGCAACTTGATGCTAAAGCGCAAGAAGCAGATAGATCTAGATTAACATTTACATATGAAGCATGTGTATCAGCGAAGAATGAAATTCTAACAAATTTTACTGCAGATACGCAAACTATTTCTTCCGCGATTTCACAAGCAACAGAAACTTCTGCTGATGGAAGTTCTACATCATCAGTGTCAACTGTTCAATCATCTGGTGCGGTAACAACTGTTACTACGACAACAGATGCAGATGGAACAGTAACACAAACTAAGACAGTAGAAAAGGTAGATGCTCCATTAAAGGATTCTTCCCAGAATACTCTAGATAATGGTATCGAACACAATACAAGATCAGCAGAACCTACTTCCCAAATAAATTCTCCAACTGCAAATGCTCTTCCGACACACGAGGGAACTAATGTAGAAAAACCAATTGAGAAAGGTTTTGCAGATCCAAATAAATCATATCCTAAACCAGACTATGTAAACAAACCAGATACCAATAGTCTGGCGCTTGGCGTTAATTCTAAAAATATTAACCCAGACCCAAGAACATCTGCGGGTGATAAATCATCTCAGTCATTAGGTTCTTCACCAGCAGCAAGAAATGCATCGAGAAAACGTGCGGTAAAGATGGCAGGTCGTTCTGGTTCTACGTGGGAACAACCAGCAACTCCTTACGCTGCAAAGTATCCGTTTAATAAAGTTTTTGCGGGTGAATCTGGACACGCATTAGAAATCGATGACACTCCTGGTTTTGAGCGATTAAATATTGCCCATAGGTCAGGAACCTTTACAGAGACTGGACCTGATGGAACTCAAGTAAATAAAATTATTGGTAATGGGTATTCCATCATTGAAAAAGATGGTTTCGTTTTAATTGAAGGTAATGCTAACGTTCACATTGCAGGGCAATGTAATGTGTTCATTATGAACGACACTGCACTAACAATGCATGGTAAAGTCAGTCTTGACATCCATAATGATGTTAATGTCAACATTGGTGGGTCACTTGGTCTTTCTGTGCAGGATGGTATCTATCTCAGAAATGAAGGTGATATTTCTGTTAAGAATGAAGGTAAGGTTGATGCTGAAATAACTGGCGCAGTCACTACTAGAACTGCAGGTAAATATAACCTGACAACAAATGCAGGGTTGAATCTGACATCCAAAGTTAATACGCAGATCAAATCTGGTGGAGCATTCTTTAACCATTCAACAGGTAACATGAACCTATGTACTGATGCAGAAATTCTTGCTAAATCTACTGGTGATATTAATTTAAAAACTGCCGCGATGATCAACCAAGAATCCACTGGTAATGTTAATATTAAGTCTGCCGCGATGATCAACCAAGAATCGACGGGCAATGTTAATATTAAGTCTGCTGGAACTATTAATGCAGAAAGCACAGGAAACATCAGTTTGAAGGCACAACTGGTCACATCCTCGCCGATTGATACTGCAACTCTTGATGTAACAACAGCAAATATTACTACATTGAATGCAGGAACTACAAACCTGAGGGGAACACACAATAGTCCAGATGATACTACCGATATAAAGGGTAATACCACTGCAACTATCACAGTTCCTGCGTCTGCTGGTTCTGCTGGATCCGCTGAAGATGCAATCTGTGCAGTATCTGCGAAACTTCCAGTAACATATGAGTTAGAAAAACCTGTATCCGTATCTGCACCACAACCTGTTGAACGCACCACCAATGATGTTACTACTGGGTATGATGGTGAAAATGATATTATGAATTCCGATGGCGATGATAGTCCTCCAGCAGAAGGCGATAATCCAGATTGCGTCAATACAGACGGAGATCCATCAACTTCAGGAAATGAGACGTCTTCGCCCGATACTGGTGATCCAGAAACATCAACTGGAATGATTCCGAATACCTCTGGTGTTGCAACGAAATCGTGTAATGCAGTTATACTCGGCGGTAAAACAGTGCAATTAACACCATTGGCTGGAAAGTATGATGGCAATCTGCAACTATCGCCCAATTTCAAACTTAAAGACCTCTGCGTATTTCCTAGTAATGGTTGTCCAGATGGGTGGAAGAGTTTGCGTAAATCTCCATCCGGACATACAGTAGCAGACATCATCAATAATTTACGTTGCCTGTGCGTTAATATTCTTGAACCCACACAAGAAAAATGGGGTAAACTGAAACTTTCTTGCGGATACAGAAGTCGACACCCCAGCAGAGGAGGAGCCGATCCAGGCGCTCATGGTTATGGTGCCGCTGCCGACATCGAGGGAATTGGCGGTAGAAGCAAGAAAGAATTTATTAAAATTGCAAAATGGATTACCGAAAATTGTAAACACGATCAAATCTTGCTCGAGTTTACACCAGGAAAATCTGGTAGCGGTTGGATTCATGTCGGATGGGTGTATAAAGATGGAAAACAACGTCCTGGGTTAAGCGGAACTATGGTTGGACCAACTGGTAAGTATATATCGAAAGGATATTTCAAACAACTTCCGACCGTCTAAGAAGTTGATATAAATAACTATATGGCAACAAAAACAGTAAACAGAATCTACTCGGATCTAGATTTATCCTTCGCAATGCATCCAATTACGGGTGACGTTGCGAGGAAGTTTGACGTCAATGCTGTAAAACAGGCACTGAAGGTTCTTGTTCTCACGAACTTTTACGAAAGACCATTCCAACCAAAGATTGGTTCTCCGATCTACGGTATGATGTTCGAGAACGTTGATATGGTTACTGCCAACTCTTTGAAATTAAGATTAGAACAATTAATCAGTAAGTATGAACCCAGAGTTAGATCACAACAGATAGATGTTGTTCCTCTCTTTGATCAGAATGCATTCAATGTAACCATTTATTTCTATGTTGTCGGGGTCGTAGATCCCGTTTCATTTTCAACTGTTTTAAGAAGAAGTAGATAAGATGTCTCAACTTAATGTAACTGAATTAGATTTTGCAACTATCAAGGAAAATCTAAAAACCTTCATGCAATCGCAAGAGGAGTTCCAAGACTACAACTTTGATGGCGCTGGTCTTACGATCCTTCTTGATATTCTTGCATACAACACACATTATAATGCAACTCTTGCGCATCTTCAAGCAAATGAAATGTTTATTGATAGTGCAGTCAAGAGAAATTCAGTCACATCTATTGCGAAAACATTAGGTTATACGCCGACGTCTAGAAAATCTGCTCGTGCAAATATCACACTGCAGATCGATCCGCCTGTTACCTACACTAACACAAGTTTAACTGTAACACGCGATACACCATTTACTGCAAAAACAGCAAAGAACACATATACTTTCTTTCCGAAAGAGGATTATGTTTCTGGACTAGTAACTCTTGAAACAGGACAAACAGGATTTACCTTCCCAATGGAACTGATTGAAGGTAAGCGAGTAACTAATACATTCATTGTTGATCAATCTAATAAATCTGGACCGTTTGTTTTACCGAATAGTAACATTGACACTACTACTGTGAGAGTAAGAGTGCAGACATCATCTACAGTCACATCAGTTGTAACTTGGAATTTCTATGATGATATTGTAGAAGTCGATGGAACTACAAAAGCATTCTTCATTGAAGAAGGTCCATCGGGATTATACGAGATAAGATTTGGTGACGATATTATCGGTAAGCAATTGCAGGTCGGTAATATTGTTATCATTGATTATATCGTAAGTAGCGGATCAGCAGCGAATTCTATTCCTAACTTTTCACCATCAAAAACTTTCACTGCATCTGGGGAGACTAAAGTAGTCTATCTTGGATCCGCTGCAACTGGTGGTCGTGAAAAAGAAAGTGTTGACAGTATTCGTTACAATGCTCCCAGATTTAATTCTACTAAAAATCGTGTTGTTACTTCTTATGATTATGAGACATTGATCAGATCTAGATTTAATAATATCAATTCTATTGCTGTGTGGGGTGGTGAAGAAAATAATCCTCCTGTTTATGGTAAAGTATTCATCTCTATTCAACCACTACCTGGATCGATAGTCTCACAGGCAGACAGAGATATTATCGCTCGAGATATTATTCGACCAAGAAGTGTTGTTTCTATCCAACCTGAATTCGTTGATCCAATCGAAACATATATCGGGTTGAACATTTCAGTAAACTATAATAAAACAATTACATCTTTAACCTCCTCAAGAATTGAGTCCGAGGTTAGGACAGTTGTGCAAAACTTCTTTACGAACAACGTTAACAAGTTACAAAAGAATTTCTATTATTCCAAGTTGCTTTCTGCTGTTGTTGGAACGACACAGTCTATTTTTTCTGCTAGTATTCAAGTACTGATGCACAAACGAATTCCGATATTCACAGAGTTTTCTGAGGATTACGTGGTAAGATTTAATGGACCATTGGAAATCGAAACATTAACGACTACGACTTTCAATACAACTGTCGGAACACAGGAATACGTGGTATACATAACCGATCAACATGATATAACAGTCGGCGATATTGGGACTCTTGTCATGAAACGTGCATCAGATGATGTTATTGTTCTTTCCAATGTAGGAACTGTTGACTATACGACAGGTGTCGTTACTATTACCGACCTTCTCATTAATTCAGGAACAGAATCTACTATAGATAGCACTCTTAGAGTTTATGTTGAACCTTTTGGTGATGCACCAAATATTCTGACAACAGATCTAACATCGACTTCGACCGTCTCAACGGCAGCAGTTTTCCCATTTGCCGCTAGAAATACTGTGTTAACATTGGATACTAGTGCAGCAAATTCAGTTACAAATATTCCTGTAGGACTGTCAGTTACGGCAGTTGCTAATTCACAAGAATAATAGATGACTGAAACCACATCATACTATAAGAAGGTTGCTAGTGTAACTGTTACCGATGGTGGATCGGGGTATGCTCTTACTAGTGTTGCCGTATCTGGAACTGCTGGTCAGTTTACTTGTGGTGCGTCAACACTTGCAGTCAATGATCTCGTAACGATCACTGGTACGCTGGGCGGAACTGGTATTATTACTGGGTACACATCAGGAACAACATATAAGGTTTCTAGTATAACTGGTACCTCGCCGAATGTTACTGGATTTACATTAACGACTGAAACAAGTGTCGCACTCGTAACTACTGCTGGTACGTTAACAGGTCTAACATATACGACTACACCAACAGTTACAATCAGCGGGAATGCAACAGCAACTGCTACAGTTTCTGGTGGTAAAGTTACTGCAATTACTTTGACATCTGCTGGGTATAATTATCTTTCACCGCCCACAATTACATTTTCAGGTGGTAGTGGATCTGGTGCGGCAGCAACTGCGAACATGGTTTATATTGATGATGCCTATAATGGGTTCAAACAATCACTAAGTCATCTTATTGCAAACCAACTTCCAGATTTCGTCCGTGTCGAGTATCCTGTATTCATTACGTTCTTAGAAAAGTATTATGAGTTTCTGGACGAAGAAAATCAGGTAAACAATTTCCTTCTCAACTATGAGAAGAATTTCGATATTAACAGAACACTTGATACATTCCTCCCCAAGTTTAAGAACCAGTATGCGCAAAACTTTCCGCTTACTGCGCAGATTGATGACAGAAGATTAATCAAATTCATTAAGCAGTTCTATGAAGCAAAGGGTTCTGAGAAGGCAATCGAACTTCTCTTTAGAATCTTATACAACGAACGGACAGAAGTTTTTTATCCATCTGAACAGGTGCTTCGTGCATCTGATGGTATCTGGATTGAAGACATAACATTAAAACTTGCAGTTGATTCATCTATCACAGCAAATCCATTTGATCTAAACAGTAAAACCGTTAAAATTACATACTATGAAAACGTCTCATCTGTAACATTCGAAAGAACTGTTGAAACTAACATTAGCAATGTAACTAAATTCGCATATGTATTCCCTGCTGTTTACGAGTTGGTAACAACTTTACCTAAAACTGCAACAATTCGAGTTCCAGGCGCTGGTGCTGCTGCGAATGCTCTAGTTTCTGGTGGTGAAGTAAAGGCGATAGTCGGAGAAACCAACAAGACATTTAGTAGTATTACAACAGCAGGAACTCTAGCAGCGACTGTTGCTACTTCTGGCGCTGCTGGTCAGTTTACTTGCGGCAACTCAACTCTAGCAGTTGGCGATCGCCTTACAATTACTGGCACACCTGGAGTTGCAACTCTGGCAGCAACTGTTGCTGTTTCCGGAACTGCTGGGCAGTTTACTTGTGGTGCGTCAACACTTGCAGTCAATGATCTCGTAACGATCACTGGTACTAAAGGCGGTACTGCTACAATCACTGGTTATACGACAGGAACAACATATAAGGTTTCTGCCGTAACTGGGACGTCGCCGAACGTTACTGGATTTACTCTAACTACTCAATCTAATGCTGCAATTGTAACTACTGCTGGTACGTTAACAGGTCTAACATATACGACCACAGGCACTATTACTGGATACACTACAGGAACCACATATAGAGTTTCTGCGGTAACTGGTACATCACCAAATGTTACTGGATTTACGTTAACCACTCAATCTAATGTTCCACTCGTAACTACTGCTGGTACGTTAACAGGCTTGACGTATGCGACTGCAACAGGTATTAACTTAACGAGCAATACTATTACTGTTCCTTCTCATGGGTATTCTACAGGTGATGTGGTTATCTATGACAAAAATGGTGGGACAATTGTAACTGGTCTTACCAATTATGGTGTATACTTTGTCATAGTGGTTGATGTTAATACAATCAAACTTGCTACGAGTGCAGGAAATGCTACGCTTGGCACAGCTGTTGATCTTACCATTGTGGGTTCAGGGAGTCAACTATTGCACGCCTCTGTTACTGATGGTGGTAGCGGATATTTTGCAACACCTGCAGTGCAATTCACTACGGACTTAGAGGGTGTAACAACTGCAGTCGCTAGAACAATCCTTACAGACACTGGTGAAATATCACACGTAATAGTCACAAACGGTGGATCTGGATATTCAACGGCACCTGCTGTTACGTTTTCTACTGAAGCAATAAGAACTAAGATTGAGATTGTTTCTGGAACTACGACAACCTTATATGGTTATGTTGTTCGTCAACTAGAAACTGTTGCTGTTATTGACTGCGACGGAACACCACCATGCGGATTTACAGTTGGAGATATTTACTCTATCGATGAATCTGGTTCAGTTGGTTCATACACAATTGATTTTGAAAATGATGCCTCAGAATATTTCTTAAACAAGTATAATGAAACTGATTCTGGATTAAATCCATATACTCTTGTTGGTAGAGATAATAAGGCGTCTATTAGAATAGATGCAGTTAATGCCAATGGTTGTCCAACTGTAGTTAGTATTTTCGATACAGGATTTGACTTTGAGCGCGAAACATTCACTGCGATAATTGAATCGTCATTAGGGTGCACTGCTACTCTATCATTCACTACGGGCGCAGTAAACGTCAAGACAGGTAGATTTAAAGACTCACGTGGTATGTTGTCAAATGTCAACAGACTACAAGATAACTTCTACTACCAGAGTTATTCATATGTGATTCGTTCAAATGTTCCATCCAATAAATGGTTGGATATTGTAAAAAATACTACTCACCCAGCAGGTACTGCTATCTTTGGTGAACTTACCATTGAGCAGACGGTTGACTTTAATCAATTCATTACAACACCAATACAACCTCTACATATCTATGAGTTTGTGCTTGAAGAACTTACTGCTTCGGGTGGTATTACTCGTAATAACGAATTCTACTTCGCAGTGAACTTCATCAAAGTTCTTACTGACTCTGCAACAGTAGTAGATGTAAATAGTAGTCATGTCTTTAAGGTTTTATCTGATGTTGCTACAGTAGCAGATATAGCATCTCTTGATTTTACTGTTGGTATCTATGGAACCGAAGATGATACTACAGAAACACTGGATGTGTTCGATCGTGTTGTTCAATATGTCAGAGAAGTAAACGAAACAACAATTACTGCCGAAAATGCAATTACTGATTTTGATAAGGTTCTACAAGAAACAATTTTCCTGCAAGATCCATACGCCGAAGATTTCTTTGATGAAAATTATGTTTCAGCAGATACTACTGAATTTGATTTCGCGAAGGTTCTTGCTGATGCAGCAACGGCTTCTGAAGCAAATGTATTTGCAGTTTCGAAAGTAATAACACCTTCTTATGTTACTCCGTTTGATAATGCCAGCGCACTTTATGGTACTACTTTTGAAATAACCAGTGGTGGCGGTCTTTATACTATGACTATTAGTATCAATAGTGAAGGTGTTATTACTATTGTTTCTGGGTTTGGAATGCCATTTGGTTATTATGTTTCCGTCGGCGGAACTACATTCGAACATATAGCAGGTGAAGATGCTGTTATTGCAACCGAATCGTTTGGTAGAACTGTAGAGTATTACAGAACCTTTGCCGACTCTGTGATAACTAATGAGTATGCCATTGCTGGAATCGAAAAACCTGATCAGGTAGATGCGGCGACTGCGGCGGAAACATCTACCAATCATCTGTATAAATATTTGACTGATTCCGTTACATCAACTGATATAGTTGGTATAATTCCATATCTGGTTAAAACTGATAATGCAGGTGCGACTGAATTATTAATTGTTGCGAATGACTCTGCAACGATAGATTCTATTGCTGCTACTGAACAATCGCTTATAAATACACTTAAAGGACTATTCGAAACAGTAACAGTCACTGAAGATGGTATTGTGAACACACAAGACTATGTTGATGGTGACTTCGGTTCGGACTATGTTGGTCAAGTAACATACTTTAACTAAGAAGAAGGTAAAACAAATGAAACTAATCGAAAACGTAAAAGGTACTAAGGGCGAACTAAATATCGTTCTTCGCGACGAAGCAGGTAATGTTACGCAAGAAGTAACTGTTCCTAACCTTGTTGTTAACACTGGTCTTGCATATATTGCTTCGCGCATGAAAGATACAACTCTTTCTGCTATGTCGCACATGGGTGTTGGATCAGGCACAACAAATCCAGCAGCAGGTGATACTGCTCTTGAAACTGCACTTGGTGCACGTGTTGCTCTGACTTCAACAACTGTAACAGCAAACGCAATTGAATATGTTGCGACGTTTGGTGCTGGTTCAGGTACTGGTGCTGTTACTGAAGCAGGTATCTTCAATGCTCTGACTAGCGGAACAATGCTTTGCCGCACTGAATTTGCTGTCATCAACAAGGGTGCGTCAGACAGCATGACAATCACTTGGACGGTTACGATCTCGTAATATAACATGACACTTCTTCTACGATCAGCAGGTCGCACAGAAATAGCAAGAAGTCTTTATCGTGATATTTACAACGAGAACGACTTCTTCTATTTCTTTGTAGGCAGAACAACTGAGTGGGGTGATGAAGAATCACCTGAAGATCCAGTGGATTCTGTGCGTTATGCGAGCACGTCAAGTAGAAACATGCTGTTCGTTAAACGTATCCAATCAAGCGACACAGTTCTTATGATTCCTAGAATTAATTGGGCATCTGGAACTGTATATGATCAGTATGATGATAAGTACGGCGAACTAGATCCTGATGATGAGGTATATACTGCAAACAGTGGTGCTGCATCGCTCAAAGATGCAGAATTTTATGTACTGACTGATGATGATCACGTCTATAAATGTATCTTCAATAATAGTAATGCACAAAGCACTACCAAACCCACAGGAACTTCCACTTCTGCAATTGAAACAGCAGATGGATATATTTGGAAGTTTATGTTTAAGGTTGAAGCATCAGACAAAATTAAGTTTCTTACGCCAGAATATATTCCCGTGAGAAAGATTGCAGGTTCTGGTGATCCCGAATTTGATGTCAACGGTCAGATTGATACTATTACTATCACTAATGCTGGTTCTTCATATGAAACTGCGCCAACCGTTATCATAAATGGTGATGGTTCTGGTGCAGTCGCAACTGCTACTGTTAGTGCTGGTCTGGTTACTGCTATAACTCTGACAACTCCAGGTGAAGGTTATAGTTTTGCATACATCACATTTTCAGGCGGTGGTGGATCTGGCGCTGCGGCTTCTGTAACATTGGGTGCTACCGAGTCTGGTACTGCACAAGAAAACGTTGAGAATGCTGCTATTCCAGGAACAATTGATCGCATAGAAATTATTTCTGGTGGTATCGATTACGTAGAAGGCGACGCCACCCTTTCAATAATTGGTGATGGTTCTGGTGCAGAAGCAGCACTAGAAATTGATCCAGATGATGGAGCAATTCTTTCAATTACCATAACAAATCGTGGTACTGGATATACCTTTGCTGATATTACCATTACGGGTGCAGAAGGAACTGGTGCTAGTTTAATTGCAGTTATTTCACCAAGAGCAGGTCATGGTGCAAATGCACAAAAAGAACTGTTTGCAACTAATGTTGGATTCTCTGTTAATTTAACAAATGACACTGCTGATCTGTTCCTGAATAATGATTTTCGACAAATCGGATTAGTGAAAAATCCATTAATTTTTGATACTAATAATAATTTTCAAGCTTCCACGGGAACCTGCTGTTACGTTATTAATACTTCATCTCCTGCCAGTTATGCCTTGGATGATGTGATTACAACTGACAGTGGCGGTAAATTTATTGTTGTCCAAAAAGTTGATGCTAATAACAATGGATCTTTAGAAAGTATATACCTTCTTCCTATAATTCCATTAATAACATCTTCTAGTATACTCACTAATGTTGACCAATCCTTGACTGGATTGACTATAAATAGTGTGGTAGAACCTGAAATTGACAACAAAACAGGCGAAATTATATATCTGGATAACAGAGAATTTATTGTTCGTCAAGAAGATCAGGTAGAGAAAATTAGAGCAATTCTAAAGTTTTAGAGAGAAAATAAAACATGGCACTGAATTTAAACGTCTCACCGTATTATGATGATACTACAGATCCATTGACTGGTGCGATCGTAAAGAACTACAATAGAATTCTGTTTAGACCAGGATATGCTGTTCAAGCAAGAGAACTGACTTCCCTACAGTCTATTCTGCAAGATCAGGTCGGTAAATTCGGAAACCATATTTTTAAGAATGGTTCGGTCGTCCAAGGTTGTGAATTCAAACTGGATTCTCAAAGAGCATTCGTTAAGATCCTTGATGCTGGAGTGGTCAATGACGAATTAGCAAACTATGTTGGTGATACTGTAACTGGTGCAACATCAGGAATCACTGCAGTAATTCTAGATACAGCAACTGGCACTCAAGCAGAATCTCCTGACTTGAAAACACTATATCTTCGCTATACAAGTGGTGATGGATCTACAACAGCGGTTCACTTCACAGGGGGCGAAACTCTTAATGTAACTTCTACAACTGCAGGAAGAAACGGTGATACATTTGTTGTCGATACCACATATGATGAAGCAGAACCAACAAACAGTTACTGGGGTCTTGCTTCTGCGTTGACTGTTGATGATGGTATTGTGTATATTGATGGTAAATTCGTCAACCACGAAACACAAACAATCATACTTTCTAAGTATTCTAACCTACCATCTGTAAAGGTTGGATTCCAGATCGTAGAAAGCACTGTTTCGCCTGAAGATGATAACACTCTTCAAGATCCTGCTGAAGGATCCTTCAACTTTGCTGCTCCTGGTGCCGACAGATACCAAGTTACAACCACTCTTGTTGCATATGAATCAACTGACACAATTCCTCCCACGTTTAACCAATTGGTTGAAATCATAAGTGGAGAAGTCCAACGAGTTTATACTACAAATATTTATGGCGAACTCGGCAAGAACATGGCGAGACGCACATATGATGAGTCGGGTAACTATGCAGTAAGACAATTCCCTGTTCTGATTAAAGAGCATCTTAATGTTGATGGTAACAATGGTTTGAAAGAACTAAACACTGTCGATCCAGCACGTGGTGGCAGTAAAGATCTTCTTGCTATCGGTCTTGAAGCAGGTAAGGCATATGTTCGTGGGTATGAGCATGAAACATTCCAAACAGAATACGTTGTTGTTCCAAAGGGACTGACAACAGTCAATCAACAAGAAATTCCAATTAGTACTGCGTATGGTAACTATATTCTCGTAGATGAATTCTGCGGAATGTGGGATTTAAACACTGGCGATACAGTCAGTCTTCGCAGTACAGCAGCAGGAGCAATCACTGCAACAACATTTTCTGCTACTGCAGCAGCAGGATCCCAAGTTGGTACTGCTCGTATAAAACAGATTGTTTATGAATCGGGAACAGTTGGAACTGCTGCGGCAGAATATCGCCTATATCTCTATGACATTGCAATGTCAAGTGGAGATTTTAAAGATGTTCGTGGTATCTTCTATAACGATACTGCTGATGGTCATGCCGATATTGTTCTCGTAGGTGGCAATGCTGTTCTACAAGAAACAAGTTTCAACAAATCTCTATTTAGAATTCCTGCTCGAGCAACGAAAACGATTGCTCCCAGTACAGGTGCCGATAACTCATTCATCTATACTAAAGAATTCGACGGTGAATTGAGCATTGGTGGCGGAGTTACGATTACACTAAGCGGTGATGAAACTTTCCCATATGATTCGTTTACTTCTACGATCATCAATAATAACTTTACCATGATCATGAAGGAAGCAGCAACAATAAACTCGACTTCAAGACCGATTGGTTCTAATATTAATCTTACGGGTGCGGCGTTCACAAAGAACTCTGCGCAATCGATTACTATTAATCTGGCAGGAGATCTTGCTGCAGCGCCAAAACAGGTTAAACTTTATGTGAATGTTCAGACTGCTAATGCGCAACCTATCTTAAAGGTTCTTCGTGAAGATCGTTACGCAATTATCAATACGAATACTCACCCATCAACAAATACTGGTACGTATTCACTGGGTCTGTCGGATGTATATCAAATTAAAAACATCTTTATTGGTGCCAACACTGATTCTGATTCTGCGGTAGTTGCTGCTGGTGTAGACATTGCTTCTTCGTTTACTCTCGATAATGGTCAACGTGATAATGAATATCGCAATGCCAAAATTATCAAGAAACCCAGTGCACCATCACTTACGAATAAGAAGTTAGTAATTAAACTTGATTACTTTACTCACGATGGTGCTTCTGCGGGCGGTACTTTCTTTGTTGTCGATTCGTATCCGATTGATAACACTGGCGCAACTGCAGGAAAAATTAAGACGCAGGATATTCCAATTTATAGATCGCCACTAACAGGCGAATCATTTGACCTACGCGATACTTTAGATTTCCGTGTTCGTTATGCAGATTCTGCAGCAAATTCTACTACTGTGGGATCTGCAACAACTAATCCTACTGAGAGCACGACCTTAACTGCACCTTCTGTGGGTATCACAAATCCAGTTCCAACAGAACAGTTTATTACTGATTTAGAGTATTATCTCGGAAGAACAGATCGACTGATCATTGACTCCGAAGGTGTATTCAGTACGATATATGGTACACCATCACTGACTCCTGGAATTCCTGCTGAACCTGACAATTCAATGTCACTAGCAATCATAACAATTCCACCATATCCATCGCTTGCTCCTAATGTTGCGAAGAGCGTAAATCGTCCAGATTATGGTGTCACATTCCGCACCATTGATAATCGTCGTTATACTATGCGCGACATCGGTGTTCTAGAACAACGCATAAATCGTCTTGAATATTATACATCGTTGACGCTATTAGAAAAAGCGGCTAGTGACTTGTCTATACCAGATGGTTCTGGTCTTGATCGATTTAAAAATGGTATCCTAGTTGATGCATTTACTGGACATAACATCGGTAATGTGTTTGATAGTGCATATCATATCTCAATTGATCCAGTGAAGAAAGAACTGCGTCCTTTCTTCTATCTTGAAAATATTGATCTGGCGTTTGATTATACTAACTCAACAAACGTATATAAGACGGGTGACTTGATCACCCTCCCGTATGCCAATGTCATGATGACAGAAAATACATCGGCCTCTAAACCAAGAAATTGTGTCGGGGAGTTACTCTTTAACTACATCGGAAATATGGAACTAGATCCACCAGTTGATAACTGGACGGATACCTCACTGCAACCAGATGTAAGCGTAAACTTCGACGGAAATTATGATGCTTGGGAAAACATGGCAGATGCATGGGGAACTCAGTATGGTAATTGGCAAGATGTAGTAACTGGAAGAACTGCCACAGGACAATCTTCGCAAACTGTCTCTGGTAATACACAAATACGTGGCGATACACTATTCCAAGAACAAACACAAGTTATAACTACTACCACTGAACAGCGCCAAACTCGCCAAGGTGTTTCTCTTTCAGTAACTCCTGAAACACAAAGTCAGAGAATTGGTGCTCGCGTAACGGACACTTCTATTATCCCGTTCATGCGTTCGGTTGTCGTAACGTTTATCGCGAAAAGAATGAAACCAAATACAAGAGTATTCCCATTCTTTGATGGTATCGGTGTCGCGACACATTGCAGACCTCTGAGTTTTGATCCAAATACGGATATAACACCTACAGATCCCGCAGCATATTCATCGTATATCGATGGTGCTTATGGTGATCCATTAATTACAAATGCTCAAGGTATTTGCGTAGGACAATTTAGAATTCCAGCAGCGACATTCCGTACTGGTGATAAGAATTTCCGCCTCTGTGATGATCAATTTAATCGTGATGCATTCATAACAACTGCGTCAATGCAAACATGGTCAGCAAATGGATTGTCACAATCTGTTCAAGACACAGTTGTATCAACTCGAGTTGCTAATGTAACTGTTAATAACGTCTCCGATTCAAGATCAATATTTGAAACATCTACTACTGAAAATAGATTAGAAGATAGAAATGTTGGTGTTGTCCAACCAACAGTAAATAATACATTTACGACGGTTAATAACATAACAAATATTGATAATACTGTTATCACGACTACAACAATTAACGGGGATCCTCTACCAGCGATTTCTCAAGATCCTCCTGTTATTACACCAACTCCACCACCAACACCAACCGCACCTGTCGTGCCCGTTGCCGAAACTCCAACTCCAAATCCTTGCGAACCAGTAACAACTTGTACGCCTGCACAAGAAATTCAAATTGGCGGTTTCGGTGGTTTCGGTGGTCTCGTTTTTGGAAGTTTTGAAACAATATCACTTCCTGAAATTTGTAACACAGTAAGTCCTTGCGCACCACAATTTCAAGGAAGAGATCCTATCGCGCAGACCTTCTACGTCGAAGGTATGCCATTCGGTTGTTATGTTACCAACCTTGATGTATATTTCAGAACCAAATCATCTAGTGCACCAATTACTCTCCAGTTAAGAGAAGTGGTAAACGGGTATCCTGGCAATAGAGTTATTCCGTTTGGTGAAGTCACACTAAATCCTGGTGATGTTGGGGTTAGTGAAACTGCTGCAACGGCAACAACCTTCACATTCCCATCACCAGTATATCTGCAAAACAACACAGAATACTGTTTTGTTCTTCTTCCTGCGGGTAATAACCCAGATTATAATATTTGGGTTTCTGAATTGGGCGAAAACGAACTCGGTTCAGAGAATAGAATTTCTGAGCAACCTCATGTTGGTGTCCTATTCACATCCGCCAATGATAGATCATGGACAGCACAGCAAGCAGAAGATATTAAGTTTACTTTACGTCGTGCAAACTTTGCAATCAATACAGTTGGTTCGCTTGTGATGAAAAACATGGACGTCGACTTCCTGAAATTCGATTCGTTTACGAACGGCAATTTTGCGGCAGGTGATACAATCCACGGATTCTCCTTCAATATTACAAATGCGGGTACTGGTTATACGAATGGAACTATTACACATACTCTTTCAGGTGGTGGTGCTACTACAAATGCAACTGTTGCGGTAACAATAGCAGGCGGATCAGTAACAAATGTTGCAGTTATAGATCCAGGAGCGGGATACAATACAACGACTGGAACTCTGGCAGCGACTGTTGCTGTTTCTGGAACTGCTGGTCAGTTTACTTGCGGCGCATCGTCACTATCTGTTGGTGATACTGTAACAATTACTGGCACACGTGCAGGCACAGGCACCATTACTGGATACGCATCAGGAACTATCTACAAAGTTTCGGCGGTAACTGGTACCTCGCCAAATGTTACTGGATTCACTCTTCAAACTTCTGGAGGGGCAGCAATTGTAACTACTGCTGGTACGTTGACAGGTCTGACATATACGACTGCAACTAATCCAACACTAACCATCTCAAGTGGCAGTGGTTCTGCTGCAGCAGTAGCAGTAACGTTGAATATAGGATTTGTTAAACAATATGATTCTCTATACAATGTAGGTAAGATTCTAGTAAATCGGGGGGCATTCACTGCTGCTGATATTATTGGTAACGGTACATCTTATGCTGAAATCACAGAAATCGAAAATAAGCAACTCAATGTCCTCGAAACCAATATTGGTTCTATTGATCATACTCCTGCAACAATTTCTTGGTCGGTCGCACCAACTGCAACTGGCGCAATTGCGGGCGGAACTACGTTCGAGGGAATCAATTTCGGACAGGAGCATGAGTTATCATATGAAGCACAAATCTATTCTTACTCAAATGAACAGGCAGATTTGGGTGGGGATAAATCTCTGACAGTTAGAGCAGGTATGATGACACAAACATCAACTGTTTCACCTGTAATTGATACTAGAAAATGTTCTATAATCGCAATTGCCAATGATGTAAATAATCTTACTACTACTGAAACTGGAAACAACGGTTCCGCTGCTTCTAAGTATATCTCTCGTAGAGTTGTTCTTGATGACGGACAAGATGCAGAAGATCTAAAGGTATATTTGAGCAATCAGATTCCTGTTGGTTGTGATGTTAAGGTATATGGTAAATTCCAAGAAGCAACAGATCCCTCAAACTTTGATGATCTTGCTTGGATTGAATTGGAGACAGTAAATCTACCTCTTAACACCACGGCGAAATCTGGTTATGTTGAATATCAGTATGTCATACCCACCGCAAATAAAAATGCGGGAGTTCTTGAATACACAGTAGGAAGTGTTACTTACAGCGGATATAAAAGTTTCGCAGTAAAGGTCATTCCTCTATCAACAAATAGTTCTGTCATTCCTCGCGTGAGAGAACTCAGAGCGATTGCATTACAGGTATAACATGACAAGAATTAAACTAACTGATACAACTAAGTATGAACGTGATGGTCATTCGAAGGCAATACTTTCGAATGACCTGCCTGCTCTTCAGGCATATAAGTCTCGCAAACAACACATGAAGCAAATCGAATCATATGGAGACGATATAAATAATCTTAAGAATGAAATGATTGAGATTAAAAACTTACTAACACAAATACTACAGAAATAAGGATATAAAGCATGAGCACACTTACCCTTAGATCTGTAAAGGGGACTCCGCTGACAAATACTGAAGTTGATGATAACTTCAGCAATTTGAATACAGATAAGTATGAATCTGGCGCTAGTCCTTCTTTTGCAGATTTAACACTTACAGGAACCCTAACCAAATCGGTTGCAGGCACAGTTACAGCAGCAGGAACTACCCAAGGTACTGCAACTGCACTGACAAAAACCATTAACATGATCACAACAGCAACAGCAAGTCAGGGCGTAAAACTCCCATCTGCTGTAGCAGGATTGACCATAAAGGTTATCAACACCACAGCAGTTACTATTGTTGTGTATCCAAATACCTCAGATGTTATTGACGGTGGAACTGTCAATGTTGGTGTCAATTTGTCACCATACTCATCTGTTGAATTGGTTGCGCAGGATGCTGTAGATTGGTATCGTGTAACTAATTTAATTGTTTATGACTCGAGTGGTAACAGGTTAAACTAAAATGAACCCTCTAAAGGTCAAGGCAACAGGTTCCCCAATCACTTCTGCAAACATCAGCGGTTTGCAGACCATGACCGATGCAGAGGTAAAAAATTATATTGCCAATGTTATCACAGAAAAGTTTGCTGCAGTAACAGATGGTACTGGTACTGCTGAAATTAACATTACTACAAACGACAGTGGGTCTGGTACTTCAATCGGAACATTCGTCGATACGACAAGAACCGAATCTATCGGAACGCATCCTGCTACTGGTGCAGTTACCACGACGACATACACTGCCAAACAGGTTACTGCTGCTGCAGTGGAAAGTATTACTAACAGACCATTAGCATGGGATTCTCGTCTAGAAGAAATGGTAGATGGTGACATTGATAGTACAATGGATCTCTGTGTTGAGGCAATGGTTGCCGAATCAACATATACTGCTGGGCAATATAAACTCCAAGCAACTGCGCCATCAGGCGGAACTTGGGTTTCGCGGTATACATTAACAGATACAGCGCAAGGCGGAAACACTGTAACATATCTGTGGCAGAAAACAGTTGCATCTTCAGCACCAACAGTAGATCTTACGCCACTAAAATTGTTTAATGGCAGTAACTGCAAGCAGATGACTGAAGCAGAAATCGAACAGATGCTTCCAGTCTTTAGAAATAGAATTATTGAAACAGGTATCGGGACATATAAAATCCAATCAGATGCGCCTAGTGGCGGCACTTGGATTCAAACAGGTAACACATTCACAGATACTCGCGAAGAAGTAACACCACAGAACTATGCAGGAAATTACATAGGCAACTTTACTGGTAACTTTACTGGATTCTACACAGGCAATTTCGGTGGTTTGTTGAATTACACGGGTAATTATACAGGAACATATTCTGGCACCACTAGTTTTTCTGCATACACAGGAGTTTACTCTGGTACTGCTGCATACTCAAACAATTTTTCTGGACCAACAAACTACAGCGGAGCATTTTCAGGAACTGCACAATACGCAGGAAATTATCTAGGTACAGCTACATATTCGGGCATAATCGAAGATTCTCCTATAGCATATTCTGGAACATACACAAGTAGTTTCGCAGGATCTAGAAACTATGCTGGTACTTATGAAAGCACTGTTCCTGGAACAAATTACACTGGATTTTATGCAGGTTCTAGAAACTATGCTGGCAACTATGAGGGGAACTTCTTGTCGCCTGAACCGCCCAATTTTATTGGGTATTATACAGGTCCTGGTCTCAACTATTCTGGATTTTATGATCTACCTATAATTCCAAATAATGAACCAGGTGAAATGTTCGAAGGTTTTTACGCAGGTCCACCGCAGGCATATGCTGGATTCTATGCAGCACCGAATGTAAATTATACTGGGTTCTTCGCAGGTTCTAGAAACTATGCTGGAAACTATGCAGGATCTTATGCAGGTCCAGGAATATCTAATTTCTACTCTGGTTCAAGGAACTATGCTGGATCATACGTGGGGTACTTCGAAGGATTCTATGCTGGTCCAGGTGGACCGACACCTGGAAATTTCGTAGGTCCAGCAAACTATACTGGATTTTATACAGGTCCAGCAAACTATACTGGATTCTTTACAGGTCCAGGAGGAACCTATACTGGATTCTTCACAGGTCCAGCAAACTATACTGGATTTTATTCGATTCCAGGTGGAACTACACCGAATTATACTGGTAATTATACTGGTAGTTATTCTTCGGGAGGAAATTATACTGGAACTTATTCAGGATCTTACCTAAATAACTTCAGCGGAACATTTTCCGGAAACTATTCAGGGGCAACAATTCAAGCATCCAAAGAAACAGTTTCAACTGTTAAGTTATGGATAAGGACAGCATAAACATGGTTTTAAGAAATAAATCCTCAGCAACACCTGTTTCTGCCGTAAACTGGCAGGGACTACAGCAGATGTCTGTCAATGAGGTGAAAAATTATATTGCACAGACTCTGACAGTTTCTTTTGGCGCGAATGCTGATGGTACTGGTACTGCAGAAATCAACATCACAACAAACAACAGTGGATCTGGTACTTCAATCGGAACATTCGTCGACACGGATCGAACAGAAGCAACAGGAACACACCCAGCAACTGGTGATGTTGATACGGTTACATATACTGCAAAGCAGGTTACTGCTGCAGCGTCAGAAAATATTACTAATCGTCCATTAAAATACGATGCTGGTATCAAAGAACTGACAGATGAGCAGATTGACACCGAGATTCTGGATTATGCTATCAATGCGATGATCACCGAGACCACCTACACTGCAGGGCAATATAAACTACAACCAACTGCTCCGTCAGGTGGCACTTGGGTTTCGCGTTATACCCTAACAGATGTTGCCAATGGTGGTAACACTACTACATATCTGTGGCAGAAAACTGCTGCGACTACACTGTCGGACTCCAACCTAAAGCCACTAAAACTAATCAATACCAAAGATGTCAAGGAAATGTCTTCTGGTGAAATTCTACAGATGCTGCCGAATTTCCGCAACAGAATTATTGACAGCGGAATCGGAACATATAAGGTTCAATCATCTGCCCCTGTTTCTGGTGGAACATGGGTCGATCTCGGTAGTGAGTTTGCAGATACTCGTGAAGAAGTATCACCACAAAACTATCTGGGTAACTTTACAGGTGGTTATGCTGGATCATTCTCTGGATCTAGAAATTATTCTGGAAACTATGAGGGAGCATATTCTGGGGCATTCGCAAATAACTTTAGTGGCGGTTATGTTGGACCAGCAAACTATTCTGGGAATTACTCGCAAGGTTTCAGCGGAAATTATATCGGTCAATATGTCGGCGGTGCTGCATATACTGGAGCATATTCAAGTGCCTTCTCGGGGACATATTCAAGAAACTTCTCGGGGACATATACACGATTCTTCGGTGGATTCGTTGGCGGTAATTTCGTAGGTAACTATTTGGGTAACTTTACTGGATTTTATACTGGAACATTCAGCGGTAACTATGTCGGTACTGCAGCATATTCTGGGACATATGGCGGGAACTTTACTGGATTTTATACAGGTCCAGCAACATATTCTGGTCCTTCATACACGGGGACATATACTGGATTCTTCTCTGGTAACTACGCAGGAACAGCAACATATACTGGCACTTACACTGGATCCTTTACAGGAAGTTACACAGGGTTCTATGCTGGTTCTAGAAACTATTCGGGCAACTATGTTGGAAACTTTACTGGATCCTACACTAGCAACTTCTCTGGCGCAACAGTGCTTGAAACCAAAGAAACGGTTTCAACAATAAAACTTTGGGTTCGCACAGCATAAAAACCCTTGACTTTTGGCATAAAATCGCGTATATATAATAATGAGAGTTTATTTTTTAATGGAGATTTGAATGAGTAATACGCGCACTATTGAAAATCCTTACTGGGCAAATAAAGAAAAGCAACATGTCATCGCAGAGTTCGTTTATCCTGATACGGGTAAGCGAGCAACTGCATCAATCATGAACGATGGTACTAATCGAGACTATGATGAATTGTTGCAGAAATATAGTGTTGAGCAGATTGATGCGAATACTAAGAAACGGTTTGATGACCGCAACCAACATATCAAGCATAACATTGAACGACAGAAGGTTGACAAGACTCGCATGCAGCAAGAGCAACTGTTCGCTGCGAAACTAGACGCCTTCGAAATCGATTTGATCAAGTCTTCTAAGAATCGTGAGTTGAAGTCTAAGATTCGTAAAGCAAAGAATATTATGGAAGTTACTGCGTACACGGTAATTCTTCTACAACAGGAAGAAGCAAATACTGCTATCGTACGAGAAGCAGTTGATGCAGAATAATGGTTTTCTCTACGTAGCAACAGTAAGAAAAGGTTACTATAGAGCGGCGAAAAATTCTGCTATATCTCTACGCGATTTTTATCCTGATGCAAAAATAACATTCTTCACGCATGAGGAATGGGTTCAACCAGATGATTATGAAATCTTCGACACAATTGTAACTGAGAATGTCCCAAGAGATAAACGAGCGAAACTTTGGGCGCTTGATCAAACTCCGTATGACTTAACAACCTACATGGATTGTGACATGGAAGTTGAACATGAAGATATCCAAAAGATTTTCGATCAGATTCCAGAAGATGTAGATGTCATCTTTACTGCCAATCGTCCATATAACGCAGCGCTGACTAAGTTATCTGACACAGAAGAAATGACTGAGCACTGTGGGTTGTTCGTCTATCGAAACAATGAACAAACATTAAAACTAATGCGTGCATGGTATGATGAATATTGGGAACAGAATAAACCAGGATGGGATCGCAAACATTATCCTGAATCTGCATTGCAATGGGATACATTTACAATGTGGAGACTCCTAAATCATTTCGACTTTGGTGTCAAAACTGCTAGATTCCCTGATCCAGATGCCAGATGGAACTTTGTTTCTGGATATAAAAAAGAAGAATTACAGGGTCAACCAGTAGTGATTTATCATTACACAATTCCGCATTCTTTATTAAGTTAAACAGGACACACATGCTACAATTTACAAATTCAGTTTCTAAAGAACTAAGTGATATTCTAGAACCATTCACAGAATGGTTTTTCGCCCAAAATGATCAACATCTCGTATTGGGTCCACAAGAGCACCAAGAAAAGCGTAAAGGTGGATTGACAGTTGATACTGCTACTGATGAACAATATCTAAATCATATCGTGGGTAAGGGCGAGAAGCATGTTGGGTTTCCTGATGTCGCATGGTGTACTGACATGTCACAGGCACATGGGCAACCATGGTTTCCTTCCGAATATGGTAAAAGACAGCAAGCAACGAATTCTGAAATAATGAGTTATCTTGGCGCAAGAAACAATGCGGTGTTTACTTATTATCCTGAAGATGGTTTCATGGGTTGGCATACTAACTGGAACGCATCAGGATACAATATTCTAATTACATATAATACAGAAGAAAATGGTGGATACTTCCGTTACTTGGATCCAGTTACAAAGGAAATCGTAACTATGGTCGATCCTATCGGTTGGTCATGCAAGGTTGGTCATTTCGGTGATCGTAACGATCCGAATAAAATTGTCTACCATTGCTGCGGTAATACTGCAAAGAGATTGACACTAGGATATGTTGTACCGCATCTAGAAATCTGGCGGTCAATGATCGAAGATATTAGTGGCGAGGATGCTTCTCACTTTTCTTGATCTTTTCGCGCTCTTTATGTTTTGCTAGTAGTTCTTCGAGAACAGTTAAACTTTCGTGCATCGTTTCAATTGTATCCAACATTTTCGGAACAGCAACCATTGCTTGGTTGATGATTGCTTGTTCATAGTTTGCACGAGGAACGGTAGCAAGTTTAATTCTTCTCCGTCTTAAGAAATCTTTTATTTTACTAAGCAAAGAAGGTTTTCTTGCTTCAACCATATTCAACTGACTGCCTTTCTGGTCGGTTGCCTGTTGTCGCGCTTTTACAATTTGTTCTTCTTTTGCTCTTACTGCTGCATCATTTTCTTTGGTGAGTTTTTCATTTGCTTCTTTGAGAATTTGCAGTTCTTCGACTAATTTTGGATCTGTAACATGAACAGTTTCTACGACTGTTTCGATTACTGTCTCAATTACGACTGGCGGATTTTCTAAAATCTCTTTTGCTCGTGCGATTGTTTCTTCTGCTACTCTCGCATCTTCTACTACGGCAAGTTTTTGTCTCTGCAATTCTTCGTGCTTTTCCTGTGCAATTTTTTCTCTATCAAGTTCTTCTTGGGAAGGTTCAATAATCTCAACTTCGACAATTTCTTCTTGGAAGTTTCCATCTATCCATTCTTCCGCGACCACTTCCTCGGGCGGAGGTGGTGCTGATACTAAAGGTTCTGGAATATAATCTTGCGGTGGTGGTGCGACGACTCTTGCTCTTGCCATATTATTTCTTCCCTATTACCATGAAACGATCAAAGGTTACTTTACCATCCCAAGACCAATATGATTGTTCTATTTGTCCGTTGTATCTGACATCAGTTACGCCCACATTCTCGACATGCTCTTCGATTGTTGGAACGCAATTGATACCATACATCTCTCTAAAAACATTTGATGACTGACAAGCAAAGATACAATCTGGGTTTGCTGTGGTCATTTTCTTTAGGGGATACATTGTCTCACACCCGATAGAAATTACTACATCAGTTTCTAATGCATTTATATCATGATATGCGAAAGGAACATCCCAGTTGATGTGGTCTAACTCTATACCACCATCGCTATAAAATCGATTGAATACTTTTGATAATTCCAACGCATCCTTATCAATGTCGATTAAATTAATCTTCTTGACATTCAAATTTTCGCAGAGTAATGGAACAAGTGGAAATCCCAACCACGAATTTAAAATTGTAATATTCAATTCTTCGGGGATGTCTTGTATTCTCTTTAGTTCTTCAACTAACCAAATAGCAGCGTCCATCGTATTCGGATTTAACGATTTACGAAAATCTTCGTGCTTCCATGGTAGTTCGTGATTGATTTTATCTAATCCTTCGCCCCAGTAACGATAGTTATTCAAGTAATTATAATTTAACATCTTGTGGTCTTTCCATTGAATCATATAAGCAAATTAGTGGTTCTGGTCTGATAACTCGTTCTCTGGTATCGATTGGCCACATGTATCCGTAGTTGTAACTGTAAACCCAACCATCTGGGAAAAAATTAATCTCTAATAGGCGTTCTCTCTGATGACCAAATAGATTATCCAGACCACGATAATAAAAAAACATTTGATCGGCATAATCTCTAACGAACTTGGTTATTTTATCAACGTCTAGATTATCATTCCATCTTAATACACTTGAATTTAAATCGGTATACATACGAGGAGCATCCTTCGTATCTTCTTTCATTTTCTTTAGATCGTGCCAGTGAGTGCGAACAAACGTTAGACTATCTTTTGGATCGTGATTTACAACACAATCAATATTTTGTTGAACCACAATATCTAAATCGAGAAATAGTTTTTCTCCTTGTTGTGCTACAACTTGTTTCTCAAACAAGTATAATTTGTTCCACCATTTTTCATAGTAGTTATCTTCTGGTAGAGGAATAACAATAACTTCTGGATCAAGATCTTTTGTTTCTTCTGTCAGGCAATAAAAATTAAACTCAGTAGTAATATGCTGCTTACATTGCTCAAGTATTTTATTGACATGATCAGAACTATATTTGGTTCCCCACTTTACGGTGTAAATATTAAGCATCAAACATTCCAATGTTCTAATAAATCTGGATCCACTAGAGACTCCTGTTTCACTTTTCCTCTGCGGTCGTCTTTAAATGGTAGCAAGTCCACGTTAAACACACAAAGAATACAGTCCTTTCTATATATGCCGACTTGCAAATCACCTTCATGCCAGTCACGCCCACGATTGTATGAGTAAGCAAAGGTGTTTGGAAAATGTTTCCACAGAGGAGTATTGCTAAATTCTCCCCATCGCCAACTATGATAGTTGTCTGTACCATCTGTAAATGTAAACCAGATACGCTCTTGATGTTCTAAAACATCCTGCCATATACATTCCGTCTGATCATCTGACCACACCATACAACTGCCATTGGTATATGCACCATGGGATAACTTGAAATTACGCGACTTCATCGGACGAGGGTCTTGCCACCAAGAACGTAACTTAGTAGGATTCTCTAGATCGTAAGTGATGATTGGCGATAAGTCGTTCTGAATAATTACATCAAGGTCGAAAAAGACAAACCTTCCAGCGGGTTTATCGTCTGCGAAGTTGTGTGTATTGAAGATAAACGTCTTCGGTCTGTCCCAACAACGTGCCATGCCGTATTTGAAATCTTCAGAACCAAACCAATATTTCGGATGGATGTCGGGAATGTCTGGGAAGTCGATGACCTTAATTTCTTCATCGAATCCCTCGCTGTTATCTGTATAGCAATAGAAATGAAACTCAAAATTGTCTGGAGTATGCTTCTTTGCCATTCTATAAAGTCGATTGACAAACTCCGCCGAGTATTTCGTCCCCCATTTGCAGCAGACGTAATTAACTCTCATTACAATTCCACAATCTGATAATATTTGTATCTGTGCATTCTGTCAATTTAATTTGCTCTTTCGCGCTGGGATGTGGGACATTATCCGTATTGAATAAACAAATCTTGGCATCTTCTCTGTATATAAATTTCTTTATATCATCAGGATAATGCTTACCTCTGTTCCAAGAATATATCCATCCACCTGGAATATCTTTCCAGAAATCTCTCTGACGCCAGTAATGATAATTGTCGCTACCTTTGATGTATGTCTTAAAAATTATTTCGGTGTGTTCTATTACATCTTTATAAATGTGTTCACATGATTTACCTGGCCACAACATCATACTAGAATTATAGAAGGTTCCTCGCATATCAATAAACAATCTATCATGTATCTGCGATTTAGGTTGCCAACGACTGTGGATAATTCTGGGTTTTTGTGCTAATAATTCTATGTCATTTATATTATCTTGAATGACAACATCAAGATCAAAGTAGCACCAGTTACCTACGTATCCTAACCAGTTGTGTGAATTAAATACTGAGAACTTTGCTCGATCGAAACAGAATGTTTCTTTACCAAACCAATATTTTGGATGCAGGATACCATCATCGGGTATTGGTGCAGTATCGCAAATTAAACCATCGGTATCATCAGTATAACACGTGAATGTGAACAGGTTGGTGTAGTTCTTCTTTACCATGTTATAAAGATTATTCACATATTTGGCGGGATACTTATCACCCCACTTAATACATACGAAGTTCATCATACTTTTTATCTGCTCCAGGAAACTGGTCTAATCCATTTAGTAATGCTATAGTATATCTTGGACGATACACAAAAGATTTATTATCGTCATCTATTTCATAGTAATCTGCACCGTAGACGAATGAATACAACTCGCCTTGTGGAAAGTAATTAAATCTAAAATCTTCGTGCCACAGAAATCTATCATCGCCAAAGTATTTAACCATGTAGTAATCAGGATCTGTTTGGAAGTGTTCCCATATATGATGAACAGTTCCATCTTTCCACATCATCACACTTGAGTTGTAATTGCTCAAGTAGCGCATACCATGAGTCTCTCCAACATGATCAGGAAACCCTCTATCCTTCCAATAAGTATACGCTATTGTCGGGTGAATGTCAAGGTATTTCCATAGATGATCAATATTATTTTGAATGCGAATATCTAGATCCAGATAAAGAACATCACCAAACCCTCGTTGACTGAACATCCAAACCTTATACCAATGACCTTCTATGTCATCTGGCAGGGGACAAGCAACAACAATTGGGTCTAGACCTGCTGGATCATCGGTAAAACAGACGTAGGTATACTTCCTACCAGTATCGTTTACTATTCTGTTGACGTCCGCCGCAGAATATTTTTTACCATATTTTAGCATCAAAATCGTTTGCATAGTATTCTCAGTTATTATAAATATTCTCATATAATTTATAAGGGTTTCTGATGGCACAAATTCAAAATATCTTTATTGACCAAGGAACAACTTTTTCTTTGTCCCTCGCAGTAAATGATCAGAACGGAGATCTAAAAGATCTTACTGGTTATACTGTAGCAGCACAAATGCGCAGATCGTATTACACTACTACTTCTACTAATTTTACTGCAGCAGTTTCTTTACCCGAAGATGGTGAAGTCACTATTTCATTGACTGCGGTGCAAACCTCAGCAATAAAAGCAGGAAGGTATGTTTACGATATTGAAATTACAGGCGATGGTGAAACGCTACGAGTTCTTGAAGGGATCGTTGTAATTAATCCAGAGGTAACGAAATAATGGCAATTAACGTTACTGTAGGAACTCCAACTGCAATTAAAGTTTCAGTAGGAACTTCAAATACTATAAATACAAATATAGTAAGTAAAAGAACATCAACTAAAATAGAGACGTTAGCGGATGTAGATCTAGAGGGTGTTCAAGATGGATATACTTTAGTTTACAATACTGCTACTAACAAATGGGAGGCAGTAGATCCTGCTTTAGATTTGAATTTGGGTATTATAGACGGTGGAACGTTTTAACAACTGAAATAGAAATAATAAACTAAAGGAAACTGACATTATGTCTACAATCATTCAAATTAAAAGAAGTTCAGGCGCAACTGCTCCAGCAACGTCCGCCCTCCTAGAAGGTGAAATGGCATATGCACAGGACGCCAGCAACAGCGGCGCAAGTGCAAAACTTTACATCGAATCAGTGGAAGGTGGTTCTGCCGCAATTCATGCTGTCGGTGGTAAGTATTTCACAGACAAGGTTGATGCTCGTCTTATCGACGCAACATCATCAGTTGGTGGTAAAGCAACCTTTGCTGAAGGAACAGATAACGGTTCCAACAAAGTAACTCTTAAGGCACCAGATACGCTTGCTGCCGATTATACACTTACTCTTCCTGTCAACGATGGTGATGACGGTCAGATTCTTACTACAAACGGTTCAGGCGTACTTTCATTCTCTGCACCTGCTTCTTCTTCATTCACAATCAGCGACAACCAAGGAGTTCCTAATACTGATTCCTTCTCGACTGGTGGAACTCTGACTTTTGCTGGTACTGCTGGTATCAAGACAACCATTACAGACAATACAGTTGGTATCGTTGCTGATATTACTGGTGCAACTGCTCTGACATCACTTGCTGATGCAGACGAATTCCTTGTTTATGATGCCTCGGCAACTGCAAACAAGAAGATTACTGCTGAAGATATTGGCGATTACATCTATGCTGCCGTTTCTGGCGACATTACAATCAGTGAATCAGGTGTTGCCTCGATTGCTGCCAACTCGGTTGCTCTTGGAACCGACACAACTGGTAACTATGTTGCTACTGTTGCTGGAACTGCAAACCAAGTTACTATCACAGGTTCAGGTTCTGAAGATGCTGGTGTAACTGTTGCTCTTACAGAAAACGTTACTCTTGTTGGTGACCTAACAGTTGGTGGTAACGACATTAAGGCAAATGGCGGAACTACTTCTATCACTCTTTCGGGTGCGGATGTTTCGGTTGCTGGTGACCTAACAGTTACTGGAAACGACATTAAGTCATCTTCTGCTACTGCTCTTACACTTGACGGTGCAAACGTTGCTGTTGCTGGCGATCTTACCGTAACTGGTAATGACATTAAGTCATCTTCTGCTACTGCCCTTACACTTGACGGTGCTAACGTTACTGTTGCTGGTGATCTAACTGTTGGTGGTAATGACATTAAGGCATCTGACGGAACTACTGCTCTTACACTTTCGGGTGCTAACGTTACTGTTGCAGGAAACCTAACAGTTTCGGGAACAACAACTACTGTTAACTCGACAACTCTAACT